TCTACAAAGGAGAAAATATAATGCCTGAAGTAAATAAAGAATGGGTAGTCGAGCAGCTCCAAGCTGCCAGGGTAAAGGTTGGATCTGGTAAGGCTGTAATAAAGCTGCTAGAGGCTTGGGCCGAGATCCCAGACCTTAGCTCGGCTATGACCGAGGAAGTGCTAAGAGTGTTCCCTCTACTAGCTAAGGGCACCATCTTAAAGCAGGAAGAAGACGAGAATGACTACACATGGACTCCACTACAGCCAGGACAGATTGGAGTTGGAGATGTCGTACGTGTTAAGGCAGATGCTTTCCAGGACAAGCTCGGACCCATTCACAACGGCCGCCGCGGCACAGTGGTTGCAGTCCGCTATGGTGACGTCATCTTCAACGACACCGATGGAAAGAAGCCAGAACTTAAGGGCGTCCACTACTCGCCGTACAAACTAGAGAAGCGTGTAAGGAAGGCTAACTAATGAGAACTAGCTTCGAGCTAAAGATAGTTGCAACAGATCTACAAGAAGCTAAGTCTATTGTTAGAGACCAGCTTTCAGAATTCCTAGATATCGACAAAAATGAGGTAGAGGAGAAGGTTTCTCTAGAGTTTAAAGTTTCGTATCCTAAGGCAGAGACCGTCTCCGAGATCGAGGATACTTTAGCTTCTAAGGTCTTTCAGGTTACTGTCTTCGGGTCCCTAAAGCAGAGTGTTGTAAAACCTTTCGGTTTGTAGTTGACAAAAAGCATAAGTACTGCTAACTTTTAGTTATGCAAACATTTGTACCGCTTACCTCTTCTTTTGAAGACATTGCTCGCACGCTAGATCGTGCTCGTCTCAACAAGCAAGCCCTAGAAGGCTGGCAGATTTTGATGACCCTCCTTGAGCTTGACCCTCAGGGCAACTACCGCGCTCCTAAGGGTTGGGTAAATCACCCAGCAGTCAAGATGTGGCGTGGCCACGAAATGGCTCTATATCTATACATCAAAGCTATGGTCGATGAGTGGGTTAAGCGCGGCTATAAATCTACAATCGGAGATAAGGCAAAAGAAACTATCAAAGTTGCTTTGTTTAAAGGCCTTCTCTCAAACGAATTGTCTACTAATCCAGACTGGATAGCCGATATGGCTACCTTTAAAAAGATAGCGTCTAGCCACCGAATGGCCCTCCTGTCTAAAGATTACGAGTGGTATTCTCAGTTTGGATGGGCAGAAGATCTTGGCGTTAGGCCAGAGAGCTATGACTATGTTTGGCCAGTCTAATTTGTAATTTACGGTAAATTTACGACAGCTTTGCGTCATACTTATAGGTATGATGAGCAGAAAAAGACCAACTGGACCAGCTTGGCTGATCTGGGATGGCGATGATTTTCCTCGCCAGATTCATTCTGATTCTGTTGTATTTTTCGTAAATGAGCATTTAAGTCTAGATGACGATGACCTAGCCAGGCAATCTCTTGCTAAGCAGTTACAACAAGAGGGGCTAGTATTTAGCCTCTCTGAAGCGTTTAATCTAATAAACCAGTCCACTCCACTTTTGGCTGGGTATCGGTATGAGAATAATGATGATACTGATATCCCGATCTACTGTGATAATGAAGACGAAGATCTAGACTACGATGCCACTTTTGTAGAGGTGCCGTATGTTTAATGATATCCCTGACTGGCATGAGGACTCTGAGTGCTCTAAGCCAGAGAACGCTGACAAGATAGACAATTTTTTTGCAAATAAACCAGCTCAGCAATGGGAAGCAAAAAAACTGTGCGGAGCTTGCCCTGTTAGGGAGCAATGCATCAAGTGGGCCCTGGACAATAAACAAATATGGGGAATATGGGGAGGGCTAGATTCTGCTCAGATTAGGAACACTCTTTCAGTAAACTGGGAGGGTAACGAGATGCGTTATAAGAGATTCCCGCTATGCCCTAGCTGTCGAGCAAAGACAAGTAGCCTAAAAACTGCAACAGTAGATAGGCCAGATGGCGGAAGATGGGCAACTATGAGAATCGTTAGATGCGATGATTGCCACTTCACCTGGCAAAGTAGGACCAGTGCGAATGCAGTTGACGCATTCCATGCCATGAAAAACTCGTAATGTCCAATCTGTACGATGCCTCTATAGGGTCACCTGTACACCAAATACTGTTGGCCCATGGTGAGGTGGATAGGCTACCTGACTCTAGGATTCAATCAATAAAAAGTAAAACATTCGGAGAATACAAACTTTGGATGGAAGACGACATCGTTGAGCTGATAAAAACTGGGTATTCTGATGATGTACTAAAAGCCTACATGTCACTCAAACCGTTGGCGTATAAGGCTGATCTAGCTAGATATTGCATTATTCACACTTATGGCGGATGGTATTTCGATCTATTTGTAGAGATACAGGACTTGAAGGTGTTGGAACATTTTACGGACAATGTCGAAGCTCTAATATTTAGAGAAATGTTAGTGCCACCAGGTGGATCTTTGCTTTCTGTCCTAAATACTGTATTTTGGTTTAAAGATCCTGGTCACAAAGTTTTAGGTGATTTGATCCAGTCTGTGACGGAGAATGTGCTAAATGCCGAGTATGGGAGTCATCCATTTTCTGTTACTGGTGCTCTAGAATTTGGTAGGCAAGTAGCAAGGTACGAGCTAGAATCTTCACGTGCCGTATTCATGGTAGGGGATTGCTCTATGGCAGATGGCTACCCTACTCACCAAATTAATTCTTCAATGTTTGATAACCCGTTAGTCGTATCTAGAAGAAGAAGAATACTTGATGACATAAGCTCGGAAGTTCCTAGCGGGTATGAACGTCACCCTAATAGCTACTACCAAATGTGGTTAGATAGAGATATCTTTAACTAACCGTATAGAACTTTAGATTGCCCTTAAGCCGCTCATTAGTTGGATCTAGCCGCAGGGCCTCTTCACCGTAGATCTTAGAGGAACTGATGTCGCCCTCATAGTAGCTAGATATTGCGGCTAAGTCCCAGGGGAGGTAGCCCCAGGCAAAGTCTTCGCATAGATAGTCGAGCGGTTTTTCAGATATGGCTAAAGCTTTCTTAGCATAGTGAAGGCAAGATGCCCATGACTCCTGTGAGTAGAAGTGCTGAGCTAGCTCTACCATAGCCTCCCTACGTTCAGGAGACTCTAGGTGAGCCTTAATTAACCACAATTCTCGGTTTTCTGGCTCACATTTGGCTAGGTATCTCATGGACGCGGCCCGTTCTGGCCTCCATACAGCCTTAGGAAGCTCTAGGTGACGTCTAAACTCTTTAGCCGCTTCGCTATATTTGCCATAGAAATAGAGCTCCCTGGCGTAGTAGAAAGCGTTCCTGTCGTCATGTGGGTCCTCTGCTACAGCTTGCGCTAGTAGGGGTAGATACTGTGATCGAGGCTTAGAGTTGTCTGGGTGGTGATGAATCTCTAGGTCATACCATCTCTGAGTCTCCACCTCTGGTCCATACTTAACTAAAACCTCATGAACTGGGTGCTTCCATCTGTACCCATTTCTGGAGTGAATCTTATCTCCACCGTATTGAAGCCCTGGTTTAGTTTCTTGCTCGTCGGACCAATTCCAGGTGTACTGGTAGCGAGGTCGCGTTACCTTGTCTTCGTAGGCCTTCTCTAGGGCTTTACCCCACCCTGGGAGTAGGATTTCATCCATATCTAGTGCAATGCAGTAGTCAATATCCGCTGGAAGAGCAGCTAGTGCTGCATTTCTAGCATCATCAAATCTCCATGGCGATACTTTGACGTTAATAACTTCGATGCCTAGCTTAGTTGCAACTTCTACGGTACCGTCAGTACTGCCTGTATCTGCAATTAAAAGATAATCAGCGTCTTTTGCGCTTTCATACCAACGCTCGACGAACTGTTCTTCGTTTAGTGCGATAGTGTAGACAGCTACTTTAACCATTATTTGACCGCTAGTACGCTAATAAACTCTCTAGGCTCGTAGCTTCCGCCAATCATCATTGTTAGCATTCCTGGCTTTGATTCCATGCCAGCACGGTCACGGAACCACTCTGACCCTGGGTCAGTTGTTGGAGCCTGCAGCCAGAGTCTGTCACCAATATCCATTGTTCGGAAGTTGTGGAAGTGTCCAGAGATCCAAACATCTGCCCCGCCGAGTGCAGTCTGTCCAGCAGCCTGCTGAGATAAATACTTCAAAACGTTGTTCTGATTTGCCTGGTGTCCATGGAACAGACCAAGCATTGTTCCTTCGACATCTACAGTAAGAGTCTGGTGACCAGAACTTGGGTACCTAAACTCTACATGAGCTAGTTCTGGGTTTTCTGCGCAGATGTCTTGTACAGCTGAAGCAATCTCGACATTCCATCCGTCTGCAGGGTCTGCAGCTACCTGACGAGTTACTTCATCGTGGTTTCCGTTGATGACTGGCACAACTAGTCGGTCCACTAGAGGAGCCAGAGCCTTTATCTGGGCAAGTAGAAGTCGTCGAGCAACTCTGGTTTGCTCAGTGAGACCCAAGTCGGACGCGGCTAGTCCTTGGAGTCGTCCGCCTTGGCTGACATTGCCTTCGACGTGGTCACCGAGTAGCGCAAGACATATAGTGCCAGGAGCAATCCCAGCCTTTTTATAAGTTTCAAATCTCTGCACTGCCCTCTCTGTTAGCCCTAATATTCTGTCTACGGAGTGCTCTGAACCGTGTCCGTTGGCTTTCTTACCAATCTGCTGATCTGCAGCAGCAATAAGGTAGGCCCCGTCGCCAGTGGACTTTTTGGTGTTTTTAGCTGGACGCCATTTTCGTATCTCGTCTGATAACTTCTCTACGTCGAGAGTATCGCCAAATGAGCCAGAAGCTGGAACTAGATTAACTCTAACTGACTCTAGCCAGTCACCGTCATATTTCTGCCACTTGCCACGGCGCATTGATGTTACACACCACTCGTCCTGGCTTAGGCCGAATTCTTCTAGAACGGTAGAGGCGTCTGTTATCTCGCCTTCACCTCGCGGGGTAGCTACGACAAATCCACCCTTAGCAGTGTCTAGGTCCATTCTAGGACGCCAGTCTTCAGGTGTCTTATTTACTCGAACATCTGAACCACTTTGTCCAGGAAGTCTTAGTTTTTCTAATTTATCCGAAAGGCTCACAGCTCTCCTACTTTAGCCTATTACAAGAACAAGCACCGCGCCTGTGCCTGTCTACTGCACTTGCACTTATATCGTAGCCCTCTTCGCGTAGAGCCTGAGCAAGTTGTGAATTTGGAACGTGGGACAAATCTAGTGGACTAGAGTTGATCACCAAGGTAAGGGCGTCTATATCTTCTTTAGATAGATTTGGATCAAGAGTAACTTGCATTAACTTGCAGACAAAGTTATTTCTGTAAGCTAGATTAGCCTTTTGAATTTTTTCAGCTAAAGCCATAATTCTCCCTAAACCTGTACTTTAAACTTATAGTACTACAGGATGTCTAGTTTTCGCTAGACTCTTTTGCTTTTTTTGCTTCTTCTCGTATCTTATTGATTTCTATCATAGAGACAAATCTACCGTTAAAGTTATAGTCACCAGAGTGTGAAATCTTCACCCACGGCGCTGACCAGACCTCTCCCCCTACGCTCTGCCAAAGTCTACAGAATGCGTAATCTTCTGATAGGAGTACGTCGTGTTCATCAATAAAAGTTGTGAAGTACTCGGTGACCATTTCACCAAAGCCGATGCCAGTATTGCCTACGTTGTTGTTTTTATACTTCTTACAAATTGGCTCTAGCTGCTCAAACACTTTACGCGAGATGAACATCATACCAGTTCCGATGTCTTTGACCTTGAATGGTTCGTTGGAGTTAAATGCCTGAGATTCTGCTAATAGGTTAATTGCAAAGTGACCAGAATATTCTTCTAGATTCTCTTTGCCAGCCAATGCAGCTGCTCTAACGTTTTCCCAGTTAATCCCCTTCATCGGGTAGATGGCACCAATTAAATCTTTCTCAGATTCAATCATTCTTACAACATCATCTGCATCCCAACCGTGGTCAGCATCTATGAATAGTAGGGCATCAAAATCTGTCTTCATAAATCTGTGAGCCAGAGTATTTCTAGCTCTAGTGATGAGACTCTCATTGCCGACAGTGGTCGTATTGATTATGTGACCTCGCTGCGATAATTTAACAATTAAATTCTGCATCGAGATTGTGTACTGATTTTTTGCAATACCACCATACATTGGCGTGGCGATGAATATTTTCATTATGTCCTAAATGTTACTGTTGGCGTATCGGGCCTGTGCGCTAAAGTCTACCACAGGTGCCTGCGGTACCTCTCTAGGCATCATAATGTAGCCCTTAATTGTGGCTTTAGATCCAGTTCCTATAATCTCTAGACCTCTGTCCGAAAGCTTTCTAGTAAATCCAATTTGCGTCAGTGGTCGCTCACCTCTAGCATCGCTCCATAGCTTGTATAGGCTATAGATCTGGCTAACATTGATACTTCCACCCTCTGAAGGCTTTGCTTCCTCCTCTAAGAATGCACCAATTCGGTCTTCATTCTTTCTATAGAAGTCGTGCGCTTCCTTAACTACGGCACACCAACCTAGTGGGTCTGACTGGCTTGACGAGAGGTACTTAACCGCGCCCTCTACAGCCCAGGCTAGGACTGCTGGCAACGCTCCCTCTGGGTCAGCAAGGTATGGCTTAAGGGTTACGTCTGGCTTTTCTGGCTTATTGGTCAAAGGAATTGGGCGAATACGACGCCACATGGCATCGTCTGTAATGATAGGCCTGTGGTTAGTCGAAATCCAGAGCTTGCCCTGAGATGTGAACTGAATAGGTCGCTCACCAGGTGAACGTCCCTGAATAGTCCCAGAACCAGTCAGCTTCTTAACCTGGTTTTCCTTAATTCGCTCTGATTCTGGCAACTCATCTACCCAGATCATACGACGACCACGAAGCTCAGCCATGTGGTATTCCTCTGATGCACTGACTCGGTCTCCAAGTGCCAGAACGTTAGAGTCTAGTGCCCATGCATACTGAGCACTACCTAGAGCTTCGAACACAGTTTCAATGAAGGTGTTCTTACCAGATCCTGGAGGACCGTAAATCATAAACATAATGTCCTGGCTATTTAGACCAGTTAAGGTATACCCGACAGCTAGCTGTAGCCAGTTAATGAGTTCTGGATCATTGCCTGTTGCTTCAGATAGGAATGTCTCCCAGCGCACATTTCTCATGCCCTGGGTGTAGTTGATTGGTGAACGCTTGGTTAGGTGTAGGTCTGGTCTACCAGCCTTAAGCTCCCCAGTCTTAAGATCAATAACACCATTCTTGACACCAAGCAAATAAGGGTTGTTATCCCATTCTTCTACAGCAACCTGGATACGCTCATCCGAAGAAGCCTGTGAAATCATGTTCTCAATGGCTGAGTTAGATTTAGCCTTATTAGCGTGCTTAACAAGATCAGCAGCCCGTGGGTCATCAACACTGTAGTTTGCAACTTCGCTGGCAATAACAGTAGACACCATCTTGCTTACTTCTTTAATAGATTTCATCTGGGTGTCTGGCTTCCAGTAGTTGCCATCCCAGATAAACCATCCGACGTTAGGGGTATACCTGACGGTAGAGCCAAAAGCATCCACCAACCGACGACCATTACCCACATCCGACAAGCTTCGGAATCCTGGTCGTCCACCAGCTTCTTCGCTAAGGGCGTCTACGTCTTTAGGTAGGTCCAGATTTCCACCCAGTGCTACATCTTTAAGACCCTTACCTTGAGCAGCAAAAGTCGCCATCTGAGTACCTACTGCATTTGCTATAGGTGTATCTACAGTATCGGCGTCTAGAGTGTCATAGTTAAATGCACTGGCTGCGCTAACTGTCTGTATAAACTCTCTTTCAGCGCCTTCAGCCCATGCTACACCCTGGGACTTAACCCAGGTAGATAGTTCATTCCAGTAGAGGTCGATTTTAGGGTTCTCTGCAACGAACTCAATGGCGCGACGAGTGTGCATTAGAACTGAGTTAGGGCCTTCTAGTTCCATTGGAGGGACAACAGCTTCTGCGTTGAATCGCAGCATGGTTGTCTCTACTAGATTGCGCTTAAACTCGTTGTCAACACCGATCTTGTTTGCAAGAGCACATGCGATCTGGTACATACCAACGGCACGGTGACCTTCAGTAAGACCTTCTGCCATCAGCTTTTCTACATCTAACTTCTGACCAGCAAAAGTTAGGTCGTTCATAGACGACCAGTCAAATACTTCGTACGATGAACCGCCAGGGCGCTTACGTAGACTTCTTGCTCTAAGTACTGCTAATAGCTCCTCGGGAGCTTCCGCGATCTCTTTCTCCCATGGGGCGTGTCCTGGCTTCCACTCGTAGGTGACTCCAGAAAAGTGTCGAGAGGGCGAGATGAGGATATAGCCGTTGTGTTTAATATCGATACCATCTAGGCCTTCTGCCTTTAGGTTTCCAATAAATTTTTCATCTGGGTCGCACTTGTAGATTAGGTGACGCCCGCGCTTACCTAGCTCGCCCCAAACTCCAGTAATTGCTTCTACAGTTGGAGGAAGTTCCCCCATTGCTCGCTCTACTAGCTTCTCAAACGACTTGTCTCCACCAGAACGTGGGTCGATATCAATTACAAAAAATCCAGAGGGTCTTGCGAATACGCCAATATTGTAGTCAGGGTTTTCTTCCCACCACTGCTCGATCTGGTTTAGATCGGAAGTAGCATCTACTTGACCCCTCTTAGCTGCTGGGTGCTTTCCAACCTCTTTAGGGTCATTGTGCGACTTACCGCAAGTGCACTTCCCGCTTCTATCAATACCGTGCACTGGCAATACGTGCCAGCCAAGTTTTTCCGCGTACCACTTAGCGCCAGGGAGCATTCTCCCGTTGGCTGATGCCCAATCTCCCATAGTGTTGGCCTACCTAACGTAACTCAAGTATCTCAATATTTGGATACTAAATCTTTGATTAGCATACACCTCTCCGCTGCGAATGCAAATTAAATCGCGAAAGATGCTCAAAAAAGATTGGAGTTGTGACCAACTTAATGGCTAGACCCCTCCAATAAGGGGTACCGTATTAGGGTAAAATGGATGAAGCAAATCTAATTGCCCAATCTCTCCGTAGGAACCATTATACATGACTAACGAACTTTTATTGGCCATAGCTGCATCTATAACAGCTATTGGAGTTCTACTAGCGGCCATTGTGTCAATCTATAGGGCAGCCAAAAGAATCGGAGATGCTCTTGGTGTAGACGCTAAAGGTAGAACCTTAGCAGACAGGCTCGATAGAGTAGAGCACCAGCTCTGGGAGAACGGCGGCAGCTCTTTAGCTGATCGCGTAAATAACATCGAGAAGCATGTTGTAAAAGTCTCAACGGAGATCGAGTTTATTAAAGATTTGACAATGGGCCTGCACAATGCCAGCACTTCGTCTACTCAGGTGTTTTTCCCCGCCATGCACGAAGAAGTCATCGAGCCAATTAAGAAGCCGATTCGTCGAAGGAAAGCTAGTTAACTTTCTAGAGCTTTAAGTCTAGCTGCAAGCTCGTCTAGTGCCTCGGCTATAGTAGACGGAGCCGAATCCCAGTTGGTTTCGTCATCAGGCGAGTAGGGGCTAGCATCAACTGCAGTCGTTGCTACAGCTTTCCAAGCTAAACCGCTCCACTCCCACGTGTACACACCAAAAGTGTACTCGTCTCCAACGGATGGGTTTTCAGGAAAATTAATTACTGGCATTAGTATCCTTACCTTAGGCCTCTAATAAGGGCGTCTATCTCGGCGTCCGTAAGCCCTACAGTGTCTTTTAGTTTTTGTCTAGCAGTGAATGGTGCTTGCCTAACAGCAATCTCTTCAGCTGTCAGCTCTCTGACAGCCCAGGTTTGGGTGTATACCCCATCAATCAGCTCTGGCTCTTGCTCGTAGTACAGCTCTGACTCTGTTATAGCTGGTGGAGTAGTGGCTAAAACCTCAAACCAACCCTCTGGCAGCTGATCTCCAATCTGCCAACCCTCAACTTGAATCATTGCGTCGCCAGGGTAGAGTGGGTACCTATTGTTTACTGTATCTATAAACATAATTATTACCTTATATTCTTTCTATACGAGGACAACGCTGCAGTAGTTGGTGTTGCATTTCCCGTAGTTGATGTAGATGATGTAGATGAAACTCCAATTGAAGTGGTCGCCCAACCAGCCGTGGATGCGGAACTCAGTGAGCTATTTGAGTAGGTTAAATCTCCGTACGTGCCCGTCAATGATCCATCACCTGGAAGTTTTAGTACCCCTACACAGGCGTTAGATGCTCCACCTACAGATATGTAGCTTATAGGAATATAGAGATTTTCACTAGAATCTATCTGAATTTCTCCGTTATATCCAGTCGATATTCCAGTCATAGTTCTCTGCCATAGAAGCGTACCGTTTGTATCGTATTTAGCGATCAAAACTGCGTAATTAGGGTAATCATTTCCAACAACATATATATTACCTGATGTAGGTGAGTGGACTACAGATCGCCATAGTGCGCCGTCTAGTGCTCGAGTCCACACCATTGACCCCGTAGATCCGTTAATTTTAGCAAGGATTGATATAACGGTATAAGGAGAGACACCTGAGTCTGATCCTTGATATCCAGCGACATAAGCGTAAGAAGTATCAGCGGACATTCCCACTATACTGCTATACCTATTTGAATCATTGTTATAGTAGATGCTCCATAGCTGAGAATACGTCTCGCTTAGTTTTGTCACTAGGCCGTAAGCTTCGGGAAATGATCCAGTAGATGCAAAATCTCCATAGAAGTAGTTATTTTGCGTTGATCCATCAATTTTTACGTTGTCAAAATAGCCGTTACTGCCGTGAGTCAGATTCCTGTAGGTATTGAAGTTATCGCCTGTAGTATTAAATCTAGTCGTCATGTAATACTTACTAGGGGCACTACCAAATCCAGCAACGGTAACAGTGTTTCCGAACGGGTCTAGTGCCAAAGATTTAGTGTGGAACTGAGTATTGCTAGTTACACCGTCTCCAACTAATCGTTGCCATTGGATATCTCCATCAGTATTTATTTTCATGTGGAGACGCTTTGCCACGCCGCTTATATATACGGCACCAACTAAAAATAGATCGCCACCATTAGACTTCATCGACTGGAAGTATGTCTCATACCCAGATACTTGATACCACTTCTGCCAAAGTTTGGTACCGTAGGGGTCTATTTTTGCTAAAAACCCTGCGCCTATATTTCCAGGGCCATTTCCGTATCCGCAGATGTAGCTATTACCAGACGAGTCGATTGCTATGCCTTGATGGTTTTCATAGGTTGCAGAAGTTTCTCCAAAAACAGATATCCAGTAATCGGATCTAGAATCTAGTGATGCTCCAAGGAATCCTACAGACCACGCCATTTAAGCACCTAAATCTCCGATTAGGTAGTAAACGCCAGATGCGACGCACTTAACTCCAGCAGGTGACCCCTGCGCAGCGGTCTTTAAGTTGGACTCCTTAGACAGTAACGTAATCCCAGACCCAGCGAAGGTTATTTGGGCAGCATTAGTTTGTAGAAAGTCTACTTGCTGACCTACCGCTAAAACATCTTCAATAGTTATAGTTATTGCTGCTGAATTAGTTATCAACTTCCCAGCGTCAGTAGATATAAGAGTATAGTTAGATGACTTGCTCTCTACTGTTTGCGCTGAGCTAAAGGTTCCAGTCGGACCTGTTGCACCAGTTGCACCAGTTGGACCTGTTGCACCAGTTGCACCAGTTGGACCTGTTGGTCCGATAGGTCCTGTATCTCCAGTTGCACCAGTTGGACCTGTTGGTCCGATAGGTCCTGTATCTCCAGTTGCACCAGTTGGACCTGTTGGTCCGATAGGTCCTGTATCTCCAGTTGCACCAGTTGGACCTGTTGGTCCGATAATTGACCCTAAATCGTCATATTCTTCAGTAGAGGGATTCCAAAAATAGAGGTGCCCAGCTACGATATAGGCATAACCTTCCGAGCCAGATTGTATTGATAGATTAAAATCCTCGGCTGTTTCGTATGTTCCTAGCAACTGAAAAGATGCACCAGTATCGCCAATAGCACCAGTTGGACCTGTTGCACCAGTTGGACCTGTAGAGCCTGTTGGGCCTACTTCCCCCTGAGCACCAGTAGGGCCTAGTGCACCAGTTGGACCAGTTGCACCAGTTGGACCAGTTGGACCTGCATCTCCTGTTAGACCAATAGATCCAGTTGGACCAGTTGCACCAGTCGGGCCAGTCGGTCCAGTAACACTAGAATCAGCACCAGTTGGGCCAGTAGGGCCAGTTGGGCCTACTTCTCCTTGCGGTCCTGTTGGTCCTTCGACGCCCTGCTCGCCTTGCTCGCCTTGCGGTCCAGTTGCGCCAGTGGGGCCAACTTCACCAGTTTCGCCCTGAACACCCTGCTCGCCTTGTGGGCCAGTCGGGCCAGTGGATCCAGTTGGGCCTAGAGGGCCAGTTGGACCTTCAATGCCTTGCTCTCCTTGAACACCCTGCTCACCTTGAGGGCCTGTCGGGCCAGCTACACCCTGCTCGCCCTGAGGTCCAGTTGGTCCTGTTGGGCCTACAGCACCTTGTGGACCAGTTGGGCCTATGTCACCTTCAATACCTTGGATGCCCTGAATACCTTGAATACCCTGCGGACCAGTAACACCCTGGATACCTTGAATACCCTGCTCACCCTGCGGGCCAGTTGGCCCAGTTGGGCCTACTGACGATGGTGCTCCTATCACAGACCATACAACTCCATCCCACTCCCAGGTAGTGTTATTGGCTGTGTGGCGATCCCCTACTGTAGGTGAATCTGGAAAATTGAGAGCCATTATGGAGTACCTCCATCAAGAGTGTCTATCCACTCGTAGTCATAATCATTGTCACTGGCTTTAACTAATATCTGACCAGTAGTTCCGCCTGGAGGTGCTCCAGCGCCTGTAGGCCCCTGAAGTCCTGTCGCGCCAGTTGGACCTGTAGGACCCTGGATACCTTGCTCGCCCTGCTCGCCAGTTGCACCAGTTGGACCTGTAGGGCCCTGAATGCCCTGATCGCCAGTTGCACCAGTTGGACCAGTAGCACCAGTTGGACCAGTCGCTCCAGTGGGGCCAGTAGGCCCTGTTTCTCCTTGAATACCCTGCTCGCCCTGCGGGCCAGTAGGGCCTAAGTCTGTTGTAGCTACTTCAATCCAGAAGTTATCATAGAAAATGTAGAATTTAGCAGTCGATGTGTTGAACCACGCATCTCCTTCTGCTGGTGATGACGGCGGGGTGTCGCCCAGAGTGTATGTGCCCTGTGGACCAGTCGCTCCAGTCGGGCCAGTCGGTCCAGTAGGACCCTGAATACCCTGAGCTCCAGTTGGTCCAGTAGGCCCCTGAGGAACCACAAAATCTATGGTTTGGTTAGGGGCATCACCAGATATTGTGACTTCAGCATCGCCACCAGGCTCGGAAGCTGAGACAGTGCCTACGGTCAACTCGTTGGCTGCACCTGTAGGACCTAAAGCACCTGTTGGACCAGTTGGGCCTAAGGCACCAGTTGGACCCGTCGGTCCTGTCGGACCTACTTCACCCTGAGGGCCAACAATCTGACCTGCATCAGTCCACTCAGATCCGCCCCAGACCCAGAGATTTCCGTCAGCATCTACGATATAGGCATCATTTATTTCGGAGGATTCAGGTAAATCTTCTACTGTAGATACTGACCCGATAAAGTTGATGTTAACACCCTGTGGACCAGTAGGGCCTAGTGCACCAGTTGCACCAGTAGCACCAGTTGGACCGATTCGGTTAGCGCTTACTTCGACCCAGGTATTGTCCAGCCTCATGAAGAACAGACCGCTAGTTGAGTCAAACCAACCATCGCCCTCTTCGGCACCTAGTGGCGGGGCTGTAGCTACTTCAAAATTTCCATCAGCACCTGTAGCGCCTGTGGCACCTATAGGACCAGTAGCTCCAGTTGGGCCAACTAGACCAGTTAAACCCTGAGAACCCGTCGGTCCAGTTGGACCTGTTGCACCAGTTGCACCAGTGGCACCTGTTGGACCTGTAATAGACAAACCAGCAACACCCTGCGCACCAGTTGGACCTGTTGCACCAGTTGCACCAGATGCTCCAGTAGGTCCTGTTGCGCCAGTCGCGCCTACAAGGCCAGCAACACCCTGCGGTCCCGTTGGTCCTACTGCGCCTTGAGTACCAGATTGCCCCTGAGGACCTGTTGGACCTGTAATAGACAAACCAGCAACACCCTGCGCACCAGTTGGACCTGTTGCACCAGTTGCACCAGTTGGACCTGTTGCACCAGTTGCACCAGTTGGACCTGTTGCACCTGTTTCACCGTCCGCGCCGTCGGAACCGTCTACACCATCACTACCAGCAGGGCCAGTAGCACCTGTTGGTCCAGTAGCACCTGTTGCGCCAGTTGCGCCAGTAGGCCCTGTAATGCTCAAACCTGCCGCACCAGCAGCACCAGTGGCACCTGTTGGACCTGTCGCACCAGTTGCACCAGTGGCACCTGTTGGACCAGTAATAGATAAACCAGCTGAACCTTGCGGTCCAGTTGCACCAGTAGCACCTGTTGGACCTACGGAACCAGTTGCACCAGTTGGGCCAGTAATAGATAGGCCAGCAATACCTTGAGGACCAGTTGCACCAGTTGGGCCTGTAGGACCAGTGACTGTGCTAGCAGCACCAGTTGGACCAGTTGCACCAGTTGGACCTGTTGCACCAGTTGGACCTGTAGAGCCTGTTGGGCCTCCAGCTGGACCTGCAGGACCAGTTGGACCAGCTGGACCTTGAGGTCCTGGCCCCTTTACATCTACATATGCAAAGTTATCGGAAAGCGCCATTACTTGGTTACCTCAGCCCTTACAATAAATTTCCCCTGAATAATTCTGGTAGTTTCACTAGTAGGAGACTCTACTTCCAGATCGTAGACATACGACTTAGGGGCATAGTCTGCCATATCTGCTGGAGGTATCAGTAGGGTAATTGTGCCTGCTGTCTCGTTAACTGTTAGATACCCGTTTTCAGTTGTATATTCTGATACCACTACTAGCTCTGGGTCTCTAGTTGTAGAGTCCCAATCCCGTACTTGCATACGTGCTGTATAGTCTGTCAATGGTATAGCCCTACGAGCAGAGGTTTTTATGCCAAATACTTGGTGTACAGTCGAGCCCTGATCCACGATCAGATTATGCACGTTGCCTCGTATGTGGCTCATTGGGCGTCCTTATAGGGGGAAAACTAGACTAGTCCCTACAATTTTACCGCAGTTTGGGTAAACCTAGTTAGTACCCTCCCTGAGAACTTCCAGATTCTAGGGGGTGATTGCCAGAGGCTAGCTGCTCTTTCCAGTCTTCCTGCATCTCTTTCTGCTGCTCTCGGACCTTCTCGATTTCCTGCTCCCACTCCTTCATTCGCTCCTCGGAGTAGGTTGACTCGGCGTAGTCCCAGAAGGCCCCGATGGTGTGTCTGGTAGCCCCCTTAACTACGGTAACCTCGTGCACATTATTGATACCACCAGGAAAAGTAACTAATTGGCGAGCCTTTGGCTTTAATTTGATCGTGTGGTCGCGGAAGTTCAACTCCCCACCCTCATAGTCATCGTTGATGTATAGAAGGCAGACTAGTTTACTCTTCTCCCATGCTGAAGGATTCCCGTCCATGTCGGTGTTATCTGAGTGAAATGGAGCAAACGCCCCTACTTGCCACTTCTGAGCGTGGGATGAGACAGACTTAACTGGACGCTGGTGAGCATCTTCCACTGCCTTGTGCATGCGCTCTGCCAACTTACCTAAATAGTCAGTAGGGAGTCCGTACTTCTCCAGCAATGGGTCTTCTGGCATAATGCTCATGCCGTATGACTCAAAGAATGCTGACATGCTCCATGGCTGCTCTGGGTCCTCGAAGAATGCAATAATTTTTGCGCCATCTTCCTCGGAGATAAAGTTGTCGTAGAAGATGATGTCGTCTTTTAGGTAACCCTTATCACCAAACTCAGTTGGTGTCGTCTCAGTGTTGGTCATTAGTCTCTCCTGTATATCCTAGGTTTGTTAGGAAACGGTCTACTTGAAATCTTTGGTTATCCTTTGAGAATAGCTTAGCAAAGTCATAGACCAATTTGTTATAAGAATCGCTATCCATCTTGCTGCTGGCCTCGCTGAGAATTATAGCAGCTTCATGGTACTGCTCTCTATGAAACACGCACTCGCCTCCCCTAGGTCTGCGAAGCACTTTGCTGTGAACCCTACCAGTTGGTTCGTACAGCTCGACAGTCAAGAAATCCTTAGCGAATCCCCAGTCAGTGTAGGCTGCATATCCAGTAGCGGCGTCTATTGCATCGCCATAGAAGTAGATTGATCTCGCTGGTTGCTCGCCATCTCGTGCGACAGTCAACATGTAAGAGTCTGCTGTCTTATCGGCTACTCTAGATTTGTATTGAGCCACCATATCTACATGTTCATTTTTCAATTCACTCATATTATTCACCGCCTGGGTTCGTATACATGCTGTTATCGTAGACTTTTGGTCTAATGCCTATTCCAGTGAACTTACGCTGACCTGCACTAAATCCCCCCATAACCGCGTGGTACATTCTAAATAAATCTACTACAAGCAAGTCACCTTGCTGCCAGTGTTGTGAGTACCTAATTGATGTATTTTCATTTAAATTATCTTTAAGCATAGCTAGTAGTTCATCTAATCTAGCTATCTGCTCTTCAGTGGCTGGTGCTCCAGCATACGTGTGCAGCTTTGGCATAGCGTAGCTCCCTTGGTCAGTCTCTACTCTAAGTAGAGGTAGACCAGACACTGGATGCGCGTCTACTACTTTTGTGTAAAATGGGCCCTTACCGTGTGGAGCTGGTTTATCCCAAACGACTATCGAATTAGCTAGAAATTCTCTGTCGTTTTCGCTATACAGACCATACAGCTCTATAGAGTCTACGAATCTAGTATCCCCCGAGCCATTTGGTCCAGTGAATGTTGTCATATTCCATATACCAGCAAGGATTGGGTGCACATAATACACTTGCTCGATATGCCAGTCGAGCACGTATTCGTCATTTGTCTGCGTGTACTCTTTATCTGGGTTATCTGAGTGCCCGCCTTGGTATATCGATGTGTCAATAGTGGACTGAGGGGCATCAGAGGCAAAATTCCAAGAATATATGTCACCTAGGTTTTGTGTGAATAGTATCTGATCCTCTAAAGAAAGCTCGGCTCCTCTAAGTACTAAAACACCGTCTGAGTTAAATGCGCTGACTACGCTAGGCAGTTTAGATATGGCATCTTCTATTGAAGTTATCTCTATGACTGTTAAAGATTTTTCTACATTGTTAGATTTCACTGTGATTGTAGTCATCTTTCAACTCTCCAGACTCTAGTAGGCTGTAGTACTCTTCTATCGTCATGCGCATTCTCATGTATGGTTCCATAATTTTTAAATCATGGCGGCGCTTCCTCTGACGTTCCATCTCTTCAAATTTGTCACCATATTTTTCGTTTAATGCATGCCATACAGGAGTGCCTTCGAACTCATACATCCAGTAAAGTCTAGTTATATACTTTGGAGCTCCATATATTCTTTTAACGCCGTGATAGTACGGGTGCCCAGACGGAAATACTACTAAATCTCCAGCTTTAGGTTTATATTCAAACTCCTTGGCTATCTTTCCGTCGGCGATAACGCGAAATGCGATCTCTCCACCTTCATAATCATCATTAGGGTAGAGAACTCCAGTTATGCCAAATTTATCTCCAGGACCATCAGCGTCTTCTGGCATATAGTCACTGTGATAGTTCATGGTCAAGTTCTCATCGCCATTTAGATTCTCGTCTGGGATATATCTAGCTAGGCCCCAGGGTTGGCAGGACCAGTTAGGCAGTGGCTTACCTGTATATTCTACGTAAAACTTAGTAGCTAGGTGGAATGCCTTAGCTACTTCTAAGAAATATTTATCAGATCCAACTTCTCGTTCCGCTGACTTTGCCACTTCTAGCCACTCATCCCAGGTCGGTAGGTGCGGGTGGCTCCTAAATGAGTGTACTCGGCTATCTATTTGTCGGCCGAATCCATACCAGCCGCGCCACTCTCCAAACTCTTCGTAGTAGTCTATGTAGTCATCTGGGTCAGATAGTACATTATGGAAGACAATCACGTTGTCGTCTAAAATCTCTACATTAGGGTCATCTACTGTATAGTCTTTCATTGTTATCCCTTAAATTGTTAGATCTAGTAGGTTTTTTATTGGCATATGCACGTGGGTAATTATTGTTTTTCTGCCGCTAATTAGTGGCCTTGACTCATGCAAGTATCCCGACGGGAAAACTACTACGCTACCTGCTTTATTCTTTATCGAGATATCTAAGCCAGGTTGAACTATACCCAATTCCCCGCCTTCGTAGTTATCGTCCAGGTAGACGGCTATGGTTATAGTGTCCCTATCTGGTACAACCATATCGGTGTGTGGTCCCATGTCTTTGTTTTCATCGTACCTACGAATTCCATAGGTGTGGGATCCAAATATTTCTCTATGAAGATGTTCTATTTCCGAATCATCCGCGCCCTGTGCTTTTAGATATAGTGCTGTGCATGCTTCCATTGCTCCCAGGATGGAGGTCAATACGTATTCGGACTTGTCTCTAACTAAAGGGTCCGCTTCCAACTCTAAATCTGGATAACTTAAGGTTTTAAGGTCTCCGTAGGGGTTCTCTTTAGAGTTATTATTTGCGTACCAGACTTCCCATGGGGTCACGGATAGACTATTAACTTCCTCTAGGGTAGCCATTACATTGTCTATTTCCGAGATCGCGCCTGGGAAGTAGTAGACATTTCTATGTAGTACTTCGTGAACTAACTCAGACATATGTTAGTCCTCGTCTAGATACTTTGTAGGCCCAGCGTTAACGTCTTTGTATGCTGAACCAGCATTGAACTTCTCTCGTGACTCTGGGTCATTAGGGTCAAACTCTGGCTGAAAAATAAATCCAGGGAACATATACTTATCCCCGCTCTTCATTACGTGAACCTGGTGCTTATACGGGTGTGTAGATGGGAAGATTAGCGCCTGGCCCGCCTTTGGCTTAATGGTGAAGTCAACTAATTCAGCGTTTGATGGGTCATTTACATCGTCAGCTGGACGTAAGTGCCCATTCTTAGGATTGCGAAGATCATATGGTCTAATGATAAACGACAATTCTCCGCCGTCATAGTCATCATTGAGATACACAACAATAGACCACTTGATACTTAGATCTCCAGCTTGAGCGTCAAAGTGCGCGCCCATGGCACAGCCAGGGCGGTACTTCATTACACCAGCAAAGGGGGAGACATTTGGCTCTCCCTCTTCACCGTGATCTTCATAGAATGCAGCCGAGATCTTCTCCACTGCGCCCCTAATTTGGCCAACTACCCAGCGTACATCATCTGCTCTGTCTGAGACTAGATCATCGAGTGCATCTAGATTAAAGTCTTTCTTACTGCCAAAACTGTGACCGTCCTGAGTATTAGAGAACCAGAAACCCCATTCTGGGATTACTGATTGAACTGACTCGTCTTCATCTAATTCCTCGATTAAGCGGACTAACCTCTGAGGGTCATCTAGAACCTCGCTATATAGGTACACATTCTCGTGAAGCTTTTTCTCTAAATACATAATTTCCTACTCGAACTGCCATAAAGGGGTAGAGTCTTGGATGGCGTTGGCATTTACCATCCATCTTTTTACATCAGGACCTATCGGTGTAACCCAGTGCTCGTACGGGAACGCGCAAGGGAAAATAACAACATCTCCAGCTAAGGGCTTGTGCGAGGCTTCGGTAGAGCCTGACTCTACATATTTGCCGTCTTCACCTTTAGCGTAGCGCCTAACGGTTATCTCTCCGCCATCTCCGTAATCATCATTCAAATATAGATTGTATGCAAATGTCTGATTGGCAATATCGTGATCTTCTTTTGCGTCTTGATAGCCCCAGTCGCCATTTGGGTGTAGGTGTAGGTGCCCCGAGTAGTCTGAGTGTGGTCCTACTCCCTGCGGTCCTTGGTAATACCTAAACTCTAGAGGAGCATGTTGGATAATGTTTATATCTAACTGCCAGCGTGCTTTGTAGTCATCTACAACTTCTTCGAACATCTGAAGAAGTTTAATCATAGGCTCGTAGGCCGTGTCGTCAATTTTAGGGTTAGGATATCTAGCTTTGAAATCTTTAAAAATAGGTCCGCCCAGGATCGACTGATCTAGATCTCTAGGGTTTCTGTAGTATTCCAGAAGGGGCCTGCGACGTAGCCCGTCCTGGTCTTCCCATTCTTCAGCTGGAGCTAGAAGATATCCGTCACCGTGCGGAGCGGTGTAAAATGAATCTATAAGTGCCGAGCAATCTTCTCTAGGGAATACGCCTTCATAGACAGTTACATACTTTAGGATGTCTTTAGCTGAGTTCACTGGAATCCCCTGATTTGTGGCTTTTTATGGTCCAAAAGAATGGACACACGTATCTAATTCCAGATCTAATCTCTGTAACCCCGTGAATGTAGTGCATGTCGCCTGGGAAGAAGTATGCTGCTCCAGCTTTTGGCTTAAACTGAATTCCCTGATTAGGGAAGTAAAGTTCTCCACCCTCGTAATCATCGTTGATATAGAAAAGACCAGCGATGTCGTAGTACGGGAAGTCATTCGGCTTTCCGCGACCTTCACCTTCGTGCAGCTCTTTGTCAGCATGCGGCTGTTGACGCTGCCCAGGTAGCCATCGGACAATAGCTGGGCTGGTAGCGTGAGCGTCTACATTAAAAAATGCGTCTACTTTTTCCTTTAAACGAAGCTGCATCCCTACGATAATCTCTGAAATCCTAGGGTCTACGCTGTCCAATGTTGGAGTTGTAGCCACTCGGTGGTCCCAGTAGCCAGAATCGTAGATGACAGTACCGTCTTCGTTATAGTGGGTCTCTGTCTTATCCCAGGTCTCGTTTGTCTTAGCGAACTCCGTCAAAATACGGAGCTCTTCCTCGGTCATAAAATCTTCAAGTGCGACAATATTGTCAGCGGAGTCGCCGAAAAACCCTGATGGAGTTATGGACTCGTAAGGGCGTTCACTACTATTTGTGACGTTTTCTGTCATTGCCATAGGACTATCCTACCCTACTCGTACTTACGTCTTTCCCAGACTTCGCGCTGATACACGCCGCCATCTGGCATGCGATACTTAGCACTATTTTCCTGGTTTTTCTGCATCATTTCCATTGGATTGAAACTAGTTACAACCTCTGATTCCCAATTTTCGCGTTTAAATGGGAGAATCTGAGCGTAAGGAGTCCCAGCTGGAATAACTCCAGTGAACCCTTTAGCAATAAAAAACGGCATAGTCCCTGGCAAGTGGACTTTATCGTTGTCGATAATCCCGCTTGTAGTTAAAAAGGGCAGCTCAAATCGGTTAAACGGCTGAGTATAGAGCGCGCTATATCCAGCTGGAAGCTCTACAGCCCAGTCTGACCACCATGCAAAGTGCTTCTGGTGATACCCCAGAGGGTGCTCAAACTGAGGCATTGGCATTCTGTCTTGAATAAAGTCTTTGTTCTTTTCATCCAAAACTTTTGCGTGAATATTTCCAGTGGAGTCTTCATAGAACTCTATGTCACACGGGGTCTTATACATATACCCGCTACCCATAATGTCATATACAGCGGGGCAAGCCTTCCAAGTCGGGACTTTACCGCCTCCGTTTGGCATCTCCCAGGCTTTGCCAGTCATAGGGTTCATGGCAAATCTATCGGCATTCCTATACCAATCTGGAATGGTTTTCAAAGCTGGCCCTGGCTTGGATGGGCTTTCGTCATTCAACCATGGGCGATTTACAACAAATTTAGCTTTCTGAGTGTCCAGTTGACTCACCGTCTTCCTCTACCTCGTAGCTTTGACCAGTGAACGGGCAAGTCACGGTTTTCAGTTTAATTGATTTAGTTTCGTGCTCTCCCACTGAATCTCCTCTGTAGTCAACGGCATCACGGTACATCTTTGACCAGTCACCAACCCCGTTTTTTATTTCTTGAATGTCACCATACTTACGGACTTCTTGCCAATACTCTTGCTCTGGTAGCCCCTCTATAATTTCCATCTCGTATGATTCTTGTAGATCAGTCAGAGATATAGGTAGAACTGCAGCAATAGGAGTCCCAGCTGGAATATGTATCTCTACATTTGGCTCGGTTAGTCGCCAAGCTAGAGGTAGCATATGTATATAAAAAGAAGTGCTAATCAGCGTAGTGTAGCACTGGGCCCCTCGCACAAACAGGTTCGGAACTGGCATTGCCATCATTGATGTCTTTTCATCAGAAATGAATCTAAGACCAGTGGTGAAGCTGATAGTGGCGTTTCCTCTGCCAGTATTGAGGAATTGATGACCTTCTAGTATTGTCACGTGATCTGGCGTAGTGTCTGTCACGCCGTCCCAAACAAATCTGAGGTCTTCTGGAAAGGAGATCCCCCAGCCTAGGCGATTAGTCAAATTTAGGGGGAAGCACATGTAGGCGTGCTTATCCGCTGTCTCATCCATCCAATCTCTACGCGCAGTTAGTTGGTCTAGATTTGCAACCTTACCTTCTGGAAAAAGTTTTTGTACCTGTATTTTAGGCATTAGTTTTCAGATTCCTCGTAGATGTCTGGTCTGTGATACTTCTCTGAATAGTCCAGCATAGTCACCATCGAGTACTTAACTCCAGACTTTACTGGCATAGCGCGGTGAGGATACATGAAGTTGGACGGAAATACGTAAACGTCTCCAGCTTTAGCCTTCACCTGAGCGTTCTGTAGTCTAAAGAAAAGCTCTCCGCCTTCATAATCATCATTCGGGAATCCAACAAGAGACACTACGCAGTTATACGAGTAGCCGTGGTCGTGGTGCTCCTGAAAGTGTTGACCTTCCCCGTATCGCACGTAGTTAGTTGCTTCCCAGTAGCGAAGTTCACCGATGTTATAACGACGAGTATAATCCTTAACTACCTGAAGTTCTCGGTATGTCACATCATCTGCTAGCTTCTTGAGAATTTCCCCCGCCTCTGAGTTATCTTGTTCGATGTCTGTTTTCTTATATTTAAAATCTACGCAGTCTCTATACTCAGGCATCTTCATCTGATATCCAACCATAGCTTCGCGCCAGTCGTAATCATTAGATGGGTCGTCTATTACAGACTCTAGGCGCTTAATTATGTCCAGATTAGTTGGCAGAACGTCTCGGTAGACCCAGATGCCACTTCCTGGCACAACTTCTTGACATGATGACCATGTCTGCTCTTCGATGGTGTACCACTTAACTAAACGATTGTGGATATTCTGCTGCTCTTGCTTACCTTTTTGGTCAATAGCGGCGTCTGCTTTTTGCTTTTCTTGTAGCTCTTCAGCTGTCAATTCCTGGGCCATTTTTATCCTTAGTACTTTAGTTTGTAATCTTCAACAACTTGGGAGACTCTTTGGTTGACACCATCTCTGTCGTGGTAGTCAGTCATAACTACAACTGCATATTTAGTGCCACTAATCATTTCTTTAGATGCGTGTTCATAGATGAATGTAGACGGGAATACAGCAATATCGCCCTTCTTTGGTTTCAACTCTACACCGAATCTAGGGAACCACAATTCCCCGCCCTCATAATCGTCATTTAGATATATGACAGCCGAGATGGTGGCCACATAAGTCGGGCCGTGATCAGCGTGAATCCTAAACTGCGTGCCAGCGCCTTCGTACTTGACAAAGTTGAATGCTTCATAGGCTCGAATACCTACTCCCCAATAGGCTCCATAATCATCAACGCACATCCGTAGCCGCTGGAAAATTTCTTCGTGAATACTGTACAGCTCAGAATTCTCTACGGTCTTTGGCCCTAAGTTGTTGCTGGAGACTTTAAAATCCTGGGCATTTCTTGCGTATGAATCTACATCAGATGAGTTAGTGACTTTTGCGCCTTGCCATTGAAACTGCATATCGCCATTTAAATTTCGCTCTAATGTCTCGATATATCTGTCGCAGTCGGCAGCTGGGATGGCATTGCGATATACGTTAATCCCTAGGGCTGGATTTAAAACTGACATTGGCCCTAGCTGTCGATCTGCCATGCGAGTACTCGCGGTCTCTGATCTATCTTTTGTGAACCAGTTATTCATAGTAGCTTTATCCTACTACACATTTAAAAAGAAAAGCGGCTAGATTTCTCTAGCCGCTACTTCTTTTTGAGTCCTACTTATCTTCGTCCTCTTTAAGCTCTTCCCATGCTTCCCATGGGATTGAGTATGAGAAGTACGGTGGGAAGAACGGTGGGAAGAACGGTGGGAAGAACGGTGGGAAGAAAGGAGGGAAGAATGGGAAGAACGGTGGGAAGAACGGTGGGAAGAACGGTGGGAAGAAAGGAGGGAAGAATGGGAAGAATGGAGGGAAGAAAGGAGGGAAGAATGGGAAGAATGGAGGGAAGAAAGGAGGGAAGAATGGGAAGAACGGTGGGAAGAACGGTGGGAAGAATGGAGGGAAGAAAGGAGGGAGAGTCGTTACTGGTGCGCTGGGTGTTCCAGCTGAAGTCCCGTTCTCGTTGACTAGATAGACTGTATAGCTTTGGCTAGTGTCTCCTACTTCAGATACACCCATTGGGTTATTGGCCAAGTTGATCTGCCCTGGTTGAGTGATCTGGTCTGTAGATATAGCGTACCTGCCAGTAATAGCCTTACCGCCAGTTTCGCCTTCTGCCCAAGATATAGTGTCAACATTAGCTGTTGTAGATGTGACCACTACGCTCAATGGGGCTTGAGGCACTGTTGTAGCTGTAACAATAGACGAAAGCGCTGAGTCTGAGTCACCTGAAGCATTTGATAATACAACAGACGCTTTATACTCTTGATTCGAATTCAATCCAGTAACAGTTACACTGTACACGCCTCCGCTAGGAGTTGGAAGTGCTCCAGTAGATAAACTAGATAGCCCGATTGAGTCAGTTATGGTGTAAGAAGTGGCCTCGGGTGATAGTTCATTTATCGTCCATGTGACAACTATTGCACCATCATTGTATGGGCGATTTGTACCAACATCTGTAGCCGTAACGTTTTCTGGTGCTAACGGTTCTAAGAAGTCATTTTGCTGGGACGAACGTCCACCAGCCTCTTTCTTTGCCATGAGTTACTCTCTCTTAACTTTATGCTGTCAAATCACCGTACATGTACCATAGGTCAGCGCTACGCTTAATTATAGTACAAGATGACCACTGGGTTCTGAGCTTGTTGCCAGGGGTGTAACGTAGGGTTACGCCTGAATCTGGAGCAATTGTCACCTGACCTGATCCAGTCTGAACAATATCCATAGACGCGCCTACTGGCCAAGCCAAAGAAGCGTTCGTTGGAATTGTGAAAGTAGTCGCGGAGGAGCTGTTCATCTCTATTACGTTATCCTTGTGAGCAAGGGTGTCTAGCGTGTAGTTTGCAGTCTTTTCGGTGAATGAAGTAAGAGATGCAACACCAGCAGAAGTCTGAGTTGTCCCATCGACAAATGTAACTGAGGCCGCGGTCATGTTAGTTGCAGTTAAATCTGCAACGGCCACGTCTGCTAATGCAAAAGTGTTGTCTGAAGTGTCTATAAATACTGAACTGTCTGGTTCAGGGACGTAACCGTCAAAGAACTTGAACACACCATCAGTCGCGTCACGGAACATACCAGCGTGAGCATAGGTGCCATTAGCATAACGACCAGCTGCCCAACCGAGGTCTGGGTTAGTGTGAACCTTACCGCGAGCAGTTCCACCGCTAACGTAAGTGTCTGTTACAGTGCTAGCTACAGTAAAGGTGTTTTCAGTAACTGCAAGAATCTCTAAACCAGTTGAGTTTACGTCGAACGAGCTAGGAGTTACACCTGAAACAGTAACATAATCTCCAGCATCATAGCCATGGGCTTCTGTAGTTGTGTAGATTACGTTAGTCCCATCACCAACTGCGCCAGACAGGGTCGAGAGTCCAGCGTTATTCAAGTAGATCATGTTGTCTTTGACCTTCAGGTCAGACGCAGATACTGTGGTTGTAGTTCCTTGAACAATTAAGTTACCAGTGACAACTAGATCAGCTGTCTCTACCTCGCCAGTAAAGACTGGGCTAGATAGGTCAGCTTTTAGGTCTAGTGCTGTCTGTACAGCATTGGATACTGGCTTATCTAGATCAGTGGTGTTGTCGACATCCCCTAAACCAACCATTGCAGCTGTAATACCAGAAACTGTTCCAGTGAAAGTCGGGTTAGCGATAGGTGCCTTGCCGTCTAACTGGTTTTGTACGTTAGATGTCACAGTGCTTATGTAGCCAAGTTCAGTGGCAGATACGTCACCAATAGTAGTATCTGATGGTAATGCAACTGTCCCCGTGAAAGTAGGGCTGGCAATAGGTGCATATGTAGTTGAAGCAACAGAGCTTGCAAGCTTACCGTCAATTTGAGCTTGAATATCAGATGTGACGTTAGCTAGTGTGGCCAAGTCTGCAGCAGATACATCTCCAATAGAGGTTGTTGCAGGTAGAACTACAGTTCCCGAGAATGTTGGGTCAGAGAGAGGTGCGTACCCCATCTCTAGATCTGTCACATAAACTAAATTAGCTGTGTTAGAGATGCCGTGGACATCTAAAGTTGTATCAGCATGTGCAGTTAGATCGCTCTGGGTGACTAGCTCTGCTGTATCTGCAATACCGTGCACATTCTGAGTGTTCTCATTGTGGGATTCGATAGCTGTAGATACTTGTGATGTTAGCTGAGTTGTAGTCACTAGCTCTGCTGTATTAGCTATACCGTGAACGCTAAGAGTGTCTGCCGCGTGATCTGAAAGATCTGTCTGATAGACGAGGTTGGCTGTGTTGGAGATACCGTGAACGCTAAGGGTGTCTCCTGTGTGATCCGAGAGATCACTCTGGTAAACAAGATTAGCCGTGTTCGAGATCCCGTGAACATCGGTATCTTCGGCAGCGTGTTCAGTGACTAACTGATAGGTGTAGTCTCTACCGATAAAAGCAAGATCATTGTAGTTAGTTATTCCGTCACCAATTTTTGCAAATGTCCTGTTAGTGTCGCTCTCCACGTAGATGGTGTTTGCGGTAGTTACGGCATTTGCTTGTGAGAGATTCGTAGATGTGTCAATTATAAAACTTAGCTTGCCCGCTAAAGCTGTTGTAATAGTGGTTGCATAGTTAGGGTCATCACCAAGTGCGGCAGCTAATTCATTTAAAGTGTCAAGCGTACCAGGAGCTGAGGCAACTAAATCTGCAATAGCGTTGTCGACATATGCAACTGCGTTTGCCTGAGCGTTATTAGCCTTTGTCTGAGCACCTGACGTTGTTTCTAATACAGAGGTGTCAGCAATGCCGTGAACATTTGTGGTCAGGTCAGAGTGCGTGTCAAGTGCTGTAGAAATGGTGTTAACAAAATCTGGATCATCACCAATAGAGGCCGCTAGTTCAACTAGAGTATCTAGGTCAGAAGGGGCTAGCCCGACTACACCCTCTACAGCAGCTTCGATATCGGCCTGAGTGACGCCAGCGTACGATAATGTAGTCCAGTCCGTAGTGCCGTCACCAAGCTTAAACTTAGTGGTGTCGGTCTCGTAACCTAGCTCACCAGCGGCTAGCGTTGGATTAGCTGAGGTCCATTCAGCGGCGGTACCGCGTCTAAATTGAATTCTGACTGCCATTTGTCCTAGTCCTTATTACCTTAGAAAGAAGACGGTCCGCCACCGTCGTAGTTGATGTTGTAAGAGCTTGAGGCGTTTCCGCCATCCACGTTTGTGACGTCGCTAGCTGTCATAGATATCCAGCTAGTTCCGTCATAGGTATACATGGAACCTAAGTCAGACCTGAAAAAGAGGTCACCTTGATCAGCGTCAGCTGGAAATGAAGGGCCTTGCACAATGTTAATTGGCGTTAGGAACTTCTTGCTTGCCATCTAAGTGACCTCTTTCTTCAGTCTTATTTATTTTACTATTAGCCAGTTACCACTACACGGTAGCTGTCTGCAGATACAGTTGCTGCTGCATTCCAGCTAACGGTTACAGTGTTGGCATTGGTGATTACGATGTCTGCTTCTACAACAGCGTTAGATGAAGCATCACGCATTTGTACAGTCACATCTGATGTGTCTAATGAGTGAGACACTGTCCAAGTAACAATTCCAGCTGAAGGGGTTAGGCTTCCATTGTTCTCAGCGTACTTGGTGGTAGCCCCTAGGTTGGCGCGTGCACCTGCAGCAGTAGTTGCTCCAGTACCGCCGTTCTCAATGGCTACGGTTCCAGTTACGTTTGCAGCGTTACCAGAGATGTCTCCATCAATATCTGAACCAGGGATTGTCTCAGTTGCAACTAGTGCATCTGTGCCAGAACCATAAACATAACCAGTTAAAGTTGTTGCACCAGTACCACCGTGAGCAACATCAATCGTGCTGCCTTCCCATGTACCTTCAGTGATAGTTCCAACAGTGTCAATGGTGTTCTGACCAGCGTAGGTGCTAGAGATGCTTACGCCGCTACCGTCTACGGTGATTCCAGAGCCTGCAGTTACAGATAGCTCTGCACCAGTCTTTGTGATACCGTTGCCAGCAACAATCTGGCCAGTTCCAGAGAACTGAGTCCAAGTGATTCCAGTGGTTCCAACCGTAATTGCACCGTCGGTCGAAATCACCCAGCCAGAGTCAGCGTTTAGAGTACCTTCTTCAACAAAAGTGAATGAACCAGCGGTTAGTTCACCATTTTCAGCATCATCTGCGCGAACCCAGGCGTCAGCCTTAACTACATAGATGCCGTTCTCTGAAGCAGTAGATTGGCTCTTAACTAAGACTCGGTCATCTGCTGACAAAGCGACACCATCGATTGTCTGAGTCCCAGACAAGGTGATGTTTGCAGTGGTAGCTGCGCGAACCGAGTTCTTGATGTCAAGACCCTGAGAAGCAGCTGCAATCTCTGAGCGCAGGGTTGTTAGAACAGTGTTGTCAGCGTCCTGGAAGTCCTGAGTAAGGCTGCTCTCGAGTGCAGAGTCTGCAGATTGGTAAGCAGTGGTCAGGTTGGTGCTTAGTGTGGTATCCGCGGTTTCGTATGCGGTTGTTAGTTCAGTAGATAGATCAGTGATTTCGCTATCTACGTAAGAAGTTACGTTAGAGATTTCGCCATCTACGTAAGTACGTGTAGCCATAACTGAAGTGTTTGCAGTGAACACGCCAGTCGATGAACTGTACTCTAAAGTCGAGTCACCAATGCTTACTGCACCACGAGCGCGAGCCTGGGTGAAGTATAGGTTGGTACCTTCTGTGACATCATCAGTTGTGTAGGCAAGATCAATGGCTCCGATTGCGTTGTCTACATAGCTAACTGCGTTGTCATAGGCATTCCCAGCAGCTGTGTCTGCATAAGAAGTTGCGTTATTGTAAGCAGTGTCAGCCGCACCTGCTGCGTCGTAATTAACTGCAAGACCGTCTGCATAAGAAACTGCGTTGGTATATGCAGTTGCAGCGGATCCAGCAGGGTCATAGTTAGCTGCCAGGCCGTCCACGTAGGTTACAGCATTGTCGTATGCAGCATCTGCAACAGTATCAGCATAGCCTTCAGCTGCTGTCTGTGCTGTAGCAGCAGCACCGAAAGCATCGTAAGTGTCAGCAGTAACCGAAATCGTGTCAGTTAGGCCGTCAATTGTGATGCCAGTACCAGCGGTTAGAGTGTCTTGCTTACCAGCAGCAATGTCGGTAAGGTCACTGATAACGTTCGGGTTGTCCTGAAGGGCAGCGGCCAACTCGTTAAGGGTGTCTAGAGTAGCTGGAGCAGAATCTACAAGAGCAGCTACTGCGTTGTCTGTGTAGCTCTCAGCTGCAGCAATAGCCTCGGACTTAGCATTTGCAATGTCAGAGGTTAGTCCAGTTGCTACGGTGTTAGTGTAAGTTGCAGCGTTAGCCTGGGCTGAGTCAGCAGAACCAACTGCATCATAGTTTACAGCTAGTCCATCTGCATAAGAAACAGCATTGGTATATGCAGTGTCAGCTGCACCTGCTGCGTCGTAGTTAGATGCTAGCCCGTCTGCGTATGTGACAGCGTTGCTGTATGCAGTGTCAGCTGCACCAAGCGCATCATATGTGCCATCTAGGTCTAACGCAGTAATAGCGGCGTTAATCGCCTCTGTAACGTTCCCGCCAGCCGCTAGGGATACCCAGCCGTTAGTGACGCCTGTATAGACATTTAGTTGACCATCGGTAGTGTTGAAGTAGAACTGACCAACAGCAGGCGATGAGGGAGCAGTAGCGAGGTTTTGGATTCTCGCATTCTGAAGCTCATTCTTGTTGAGGTTCAGGTTCGTTAAGAACTGTTTTGCCATTTGTTATTTCCTTAGGAGAGGTACGCGGTACCCGAAATGGCTACCGAGAAGGTGATAGTTAGTGTGTTTACGTCTTGGTGCTCGATTGCTCCCTCTACAACGTCCCCCGATGTCATAAAGACACTGACTGACGGGTAGAAGCCTAAGTTGTGCTCTATAGTCCACGTAGAGCTGTCATCCCCCTGAGTGTGGGTGTAGGAGATGAGTGGTACTAGTTCTTCAGTATCTATGCCTGTGTAAGGCAAATCTAACCAAGTAGCTGTACCAGTGCCTATTTTCATCTTGTTAGTGTCAATCTCAACACCAACTTCACCGCGAGCTAATGTAGGGTTAGCCGAAGTCCAGTTAGCGGCAGTGTCGTTTCTAAGTTGTATCTGTACAGCCATTAGTTAACCCTTAAAAAGTAGATGCGGACCCGCCTTCAATTGTACCAGAGAGGGCCCCAGTCGATTGAGGGAGAGATTCAGGGGAAGCGGGTACCCATGTATTAGTAGACTGCTCGTACACTAATACCTGACCATCTGTTAAAGTCGATAAGTCAATATCAGTTAATTCGCTTAAAGCTACTTCTTGAACCGAGGCTGGGTCTACCCATTCGGTTTCGTAGTTGCCACCAGAAGACTTTTTCAAGATTTGACCAGCAGTACCTCCCGCTGGTATCCCTACACCTTGCGGCCCCTGTGGTCCAGTCGGGCCTGCTTGTCCTCTATCTCCGATAGGTGCAACAAGAACATCTACTTGCTCGTTATAGGTCCAACTAAGTATCGAGCCGCCTATGTACTCGATCTGCAGGTCCCACCAGCCTGAGTTGTCCGTGCCGCCAGTCACATAAAATCTGGCTGTTTTACGGGGGTCGCTAACCTTTTGCAGGGTTATAACGGCTGTATACCCGTTGTCAGACTGAGTAGCTGCAGTTAGAAGTGCAGATTGGCTGTCGGTTAGGGTGTCAGTTGCAGAAATGTATAGTGATGTTGCAGACATAAAAGTCGCATTGTTAAACGCAAAATACCCGCCGCCAGGGTTTGCTGAGCTGTATGAGTTTAAGAATTTAAATCTTGCCGACAGTCCGCCCACATAGCCGCGCTCGCCAGTAGCGCCTGTAGCGCCAATAGGCCCTTGAGCACCTTGAGGGCCAGACGCCGCTACTGTTACTTGACGTGCGTATTTGCCAGACGTAACTGAACTAACTGTATAACCAGCCATTATCTGGTTACCTCCGATCTAACTGCGAAGTTTCCTTGAAGAATTTTGTAGACAAATAAGTCTGAAGAAGGAGCCACCAGCTCCAAGTCATAGACATATATGCCTTCTGGGATAGTGACCATGACATCGTCTGAGACATATAGAGCTATGCTTCCATCTGTAGAGCCAAGCTCGATTCCGCCATTTTCTGTAGTCAGCTCTAGAAGAACTGACTCGCTCTCGTAAGTCGGTCGAACTTGCATTCTGGCGGTATAACCGTTGAAAAGTATTGGCTTTTTTGCTGGATCTTTGTAGTATACGATGCGCGAAAGCGTCGAGCCTTGATCAGCTACGATGTTATATAAACCTGCAGGGGCGCTCAACTGGACTCGATTCGATGGAGAGAAAATACAGTCGCTCTAATTGTACCGCATAGCGGAGGTGCCTAGATACTGCTAAGCTTAGCCAGTGATCGCACTAGCCGAACCAAACTTAGATGTAGACACTAGGACTACCCATGATGGGCCTAGGTACGCTCATTACGCTGAATCTGTATCGGTAACTGAAGGTTATGTGCTTGGAACGCCAGTAATGGCTATTTGCGGAAAATTATTTGTCCCGTCAAGAGATCCAAAAAAATTCCCAGTTTGTCCGATTTGCAAAGAAATTGCAGACGCACTATTCTTGGGTGAAGAATAAAAATCAACTACTAGATTTTGTTTTATACTGGTTATCCAACCCGCTCCTGACGTTGGCTTTCTAGCCAAATAACGTCAGGATTTCTTGTCTCAACTACGAAAGGTACCAATAGAATGGTCACTGTGTACACCCTTCCGTCATGCGTTCAGTGCGAAAGCACTAAAAAGTACTTGACAAGTAAGGATGTTCCTTTCGAGACAATCGACTTAAGCCAGGACGATGCTGCTATGGAGCGCGTTCGAGGTCTCGGATATCAGGCCGCTCCTGTAGTCATTGCGGGAGACGAGCACTGGTCTGGATTCAGACCAGATAAGCTAAACTCCCTAATCGGATAAGCGGCAATCGTGTATGACATCGTTTATTTTTCAAACGTGTCAGAGAACACAAAAAGATTTGTCGACAAGCTAGGGCTACCTAGCATAAGGATCCCAATCCGATGGGACGACAACTCGCCTCTGATTGTAAAAAATGAGTTTGTTTTAGTTATCCCGTCCTACGGAGGGGGAGCTGAAGGTAGGACTGTACCTAAATCAGTTGTAAAGTTTTTGAATATAGAAGATAATCGAAAACTCATAAAAGCAGTTATTGGCACTGGAAATACAAATTTTGGTGCCCACTACTGCAAAGCTGCGGAAATCGTTGCAACAAAGACTGGAGTGCCATTGTTGTATCGAGTAGAGATAACTGGCACCACCGATGATATAGACCAAGTAAAAGAGAGGCTAGAGCTGCTATGGAGAACAAATACAGCTACCACGAACTAAACGCAATGATCAACCTGTGGGACGGTGAAGGCAAACTTCAACTCCACAAGGACAAGGAAGCGGCTAGAGCCTACTTTTTAGATCACGTCAACCAGAACACTGTCTTTTTTCACTCGATTGAAGAAAAGCTCCACTATCTAGTTGAGAGTGAGTACTATGAAAAGGAAGTCCTAGATCAGTACGACCCTGAGTTTATTAAAGAAGCATTTAAGTACGCTTACTCGTTTAAGTACCGATTTGAGGCATTCATGGGTGCCTACAAGTTCTTCAGCTCGTATGCTCTCAAGACTTTTGATGGGGAGCGCTACCTAGAGCGTTTCGAAGACCGCGTAGTAATGAATGCTCTTGCCCTTGCTCGTGGTAACAGTGAGATGGTTACAAAGCTCATTGAGGAGATCATTACTGGACGCTTCCAGCCTGCTACCCCTACTTTCTTGAACGCTGGTAAGAAGCAGCGCGGCGAGTTCGTCTCGTGCTTCCTGTTGCGCATCGAAGACAACATGGAGTCAATCTCTCGTGGAATCAACTCTGCTCTGCAGCTCTCAAAGCGCGGTGGCGGTGTTGCACTGAACCTCAGCAATCTACGTGAGTCAGGCGCACCGATCAAGAAGATCGAAGGCCAGTCATCTGGCGTCATCCCAGTGATGAAGCTTCTCGAAGACTCATTCAGCTATGCAAACCAGCTGGGTGCACGTCAGGGTGCTGGTGCGGTCTACCTAAACGCGCACCACCCAGACATCCTAAAATTCCTAGACACCAAGCGTGAGAACGCCGACGAGAAGATTCGTATCAAGACTCTATCTATTGGTGTTGTGATACCTGACGTTACTTTGGAATTGGCAAAGAACGGCGAGGACATGTACTTGTTCTCTCCGTATGACGTTGAACGTGTGTATGGAGTTCCATTTGGCGACATCTCGGTTACTGAGAAGTACCAGGAGATGGTTGACAACGCTGAAATCAAGAAGACCAAGATTAAGGCTCGTGTGCTCTTCGAGCGCATCGCCGAGCTGCAGTTTGAGTCGGGCTACCCGTACATCATGTACGAGGACACCGTAAACAACTCTAACCCTGTAGCTGGCCGCATTAACATGTCAAACCTTTGCTCTGAGATTCTTCAAGTCAACACTCCGTCTACTTATAAAGCAGACCTCGGCTACAACGTCATTGGTAGCGACATTAGCTGTAACTTAGGCTCATTGAACATTGCCAAGGTAATGGATGGCGGTAAGTTTGCTCAGACCATTGAAACTTCGATTCGCGCTCTTACTGCAGTTTCGGACCTAAGCTACATTGACTCGGTGCCTTCTATCGCTGAGGGCAATAAGCGCGCTCACGCCATTGGTCTTGGCCAGATGAACCTGCACGGATATCTGGGACGCGAGAAGATTCACTATGGCTCAGAAGAAGGAATCGACTTCACCAACATTTACTTCTACACCGTTTTGTTCCACGCTCTAAAGGCATCTAACAAGATCGCCAAAGAGCGTAACGAGGTGTTCCACGGATTTTATGAGTCGAAGTACTCGACTGGTGAATTCTTCGAGAAGTACTTGACTCAGGAGTGGAAGCCAGCTACTGATAAGGTTGCAAAGATTTTTGCAGACGCTGGTATTGATATCCCTACTCAGGATGACTGGAAGAAACTAAAGAAGTCTGTACAGACTTACGGTATCTACAACCAGAACCTGCAGGCGGTGCCACCAACTGGTTCGATTTCATACATCAACAACTCAACGAGCTCGATTCACCCAATTGCTTCAAAGATCGAAACTCGCAAGGAAGGCAAGCTAGGTCGTGTTTACTACCCAGCGCCGTTCTTGGCTGACGATAACCTGGAGTACTTCCAGGATGCGTACGAGATTGGCCCAGAGAAGATTATTGACACTTACGCAGCGGCAACTCAGCACGTCGACCAGGGCTTGTCGCTGACCTTGTTCTTCAAAGACACCGCAACCACTCGCGATGTCAACCGTGCACAGATCTACGCATGGAAGAAGGGCATCAAGACCATTTACTACATCCGCATTCGCCAGCTTGCTCTTGACGGAACCGACGTCGAGCAGTGCGTAAGTTGCATGCTTTAAGAAAGAAAGGTACTGTTTAGCTATGATCTCAAGACCTGTTAACTGGAACAAAGTAGAAGACCCTATTGATTTAGAGGTTTGGAACCGACTCACTGCCAACTTCTGGCTACCTGAGAAGGTTGCAATATCTAATGACATTCAGTCGTGGGGTACGTTGACTGAAGCAGAGAAACTCCTAACCATGAGAGTATTCACTGGTTTAACCATGCTGGATACCATCCAGGGTACAGTTGGTTCGATGAGTATTCTTCCAGACGCTAGAACTCAGCACGAGGAAGCTGTCATCACCAACATCGCGTTCATGGAGTCAGTTCACGCCAAGAGCTACTCGAGCGTGTTCTCGACGCTATGTTCTACTAATGAAATCGATGAAGTTTTTCGCTGGAGCGAGGAGAACCCTTACCTTCAGAAGAAGGCTGAAATTATTCTCAGCTACTACAACGGTGAAGATCCTCTAAAGCGCAAGGTTGCTTCAACCCTGCTTGAGTCATTCTTGTTCTACTCGGGCTTCTATTTGCCGATGTACTGGTCATCGCGAGCAAAGTTGACAAACACTGCTGACCTAATTCGCCTTATCATCCGTGACGAGGCTGTTCACGGTTACTACATCGGCTACAAATTTCAGCTAGCGTATAACGAATCAACCGTGCAACGCCAGGAAGAGCTTAAAGCATACGCGTATGATCTTCTGATGGAGCTGTACGAAAACGAAATCAAGTACACGGCTGATCTTTATGATGAAAAGGGTCTAACTGAGGACGTTAAGAAGTTCCTGCACTACAACGCCAACAAGGCTCTTATGAACCTTGGTTTTGACCCGTTGTTCCCTAAGGAATTGACTGATGTAAACCCAGCAATTCTGGCTGCGCTATCACCGAACGCAGACGAGAACCACGACTTCTTCTCAGGTTCTGGTTCAAGCTACGTTATGGGCAAGCACGAGTCGACCACGGACGACGACTGGGACTTCTAGTCCTTATAAGATTGGCCCCGCTTCGGCGGGGCTTTTCTTTTATACAATAGTACCTATGCCTACATACGAATACATCTGTGAGAACGGTCACCCCTACTCTGAGACCCGCGGCATGAGCGAGGACCAGAAACAATCGACTTGCGCTAAACCTGATTGTGACGCTAAACTAGTACGTAAATTCAGTGCTCCACCAATAACCTTTAAGGGTGGTGGATTTAGTTCCAGTAGAGGATAAATAGTGACTTCAAAAATAAGTATTCCAAATCTAGTTCCAGACTTTATTTTTGAAGAAATGCCTAACTGTGCTTCTGCTGACCCAGAGCTATTTTTCCCTCAGGAGAACGAAATCTACCCTGGAAAAATTATCTCTAAATATATTGACATAGCTGCCGCTAAGAGGATTTGTTCCGACTGCCCTATAAAACTTCAGTGCCTGGAATATGGACTAAAGAACGCAGAAATAGGCATCTGGGGCGGAATGACTGAGTCTCAGCGGGAGACTCTTAGAAAGCTAAATAAAACCCCGCTTAGCCGTAAGCAGCCAACTCCGACTACCTGGTAAGTGATAGAATAGAGATGCCCTTGGGAGAGAGGCGTAATTAACCGTATCTATCCTAGGAGCAATAATGGGAGTATTCGCTGAAGTATTCCGTAGAACAGCAGCACTAATCATCCTTCGCGTAAGCGGAACGTTTGCTGGTGGTTCTATAGCTGGAGTTGAACTCTGGCAAGCAGGCGCGATGGCTGCATTTATCGGCGTAATGGATGTTGCTGAGAACCTATCTCGTGCATACATGATTGACGGCAAGCTAGATGTTGACGAGATCAACTCTGCTTTTGGCGGTCAGGCTGGTAAAGGCAAGAAATCTGCAGAAGAGACAGCTGACTCAGCTGAAACTGGCTTGTAGTATCTAACTAGATAGGCCCTACTTGACACTATGTCAGGTAGGGTTTATTATTTATGTATGCAAGATTTTGAAGCCTGGCTAAAACACGGTGTTGATATGGGTTGGTGCGGACCAGCAGTCTGCTATACCCACGACGGACTACCAACTTCTGAGCCAGAAGATGCCGAGTTTGAAGATGGTGGCGATCCCTGCATACACATAGTTCGTATGTATGAGGATTCTGACCACAAAAAGGCCGTTGAAGCCAACCACTCGCCATCAACCTGGCGAGCAACTAATCGCGGTATAGAGATATAAGCTAGTAGCTATGTCTAAACCTTATTATGACGTATTGATTGCTACCCCTGGCGCATTAATGCACTCAGCGTATACGCAGAGTCTAGTTGAAACAACTGCATGGCTAAACTCTAAAGGTCTCACTTACAGATGGCTAAATAAGTCTGGGTCGTTGGTATCCACTACTCGTGAATTGACTGCATTAGATAGCTACTCGCCTGATTGGTCTGCCAACGAGATTGGTAGAGGTGAATACAATTACGGAAAAATAATTTGGATCGACTCTGATATTGAGTGGACCGTAGAAGATTTCGAGAAAATCTATAACAGTGACCTAGATATTGTTGGCGGTCTATACCAGACCCACCCTAACGGCAGAGTCGCAGCTGCTTTCTTTGATGAGAATGGTCTACCTAAGGCAGCAGTGGAATCAGACTTTATTTTGTATGACGAGCCAATTGCTATGTACGGACTGGGCTTTGGCTTTATTGCCATGAAGTCTGGTGTGTTCGAGGCTTGCGATAGGCCTTGGTTCCTGATGGAACGAATTAAGTGGCCTCACCTAGAGTTTGAGCTTAATGTTGGCGAGGACTATTCTTTCTGTATAAATGCAAGAAGAAATGGCTACTCGACATATGTTGATCCAACTGTTAAGCTTAAGCACCACAAAGAAACAATCTACGAACTCAGATAGGTAATCATGGCAAAGGGTAAGGGTGGAGCTCCAGCTCCTCAGAAGACAACTACTGACCGTAAGAACGGTAAGGCCTCGAAGAAGCGCCCAAAGGTCTGGAGCGCTGAGAAGCGTCGTCTAGTTACTGACAAATAAGCTATAATAGATTCGGGTTGATGCTGTCTCTTATGATGGCTACTTGCAAGATCAACCTCCCGACAGTCGGGCGAATCCGAAGGGGCGATATCCTCGGTCCAGGGCTGCGCTACTTGACCATCGCGAATAGAGTAGTGAGAGGTGCACCGTATGGTGTTGCCGAGGTGCGATTCCTCTCAGTCCACGAAGCAAGGCCTAGTACGGCGTGTGGGAGACTACACATTTAGTCCCCTAGGTTTGCTCCATCAAGGATTGGTCTCCCGCGTACGCGAAACGACTAGGACCAGCCCCGTCTGACGGGGACAAGGTGCAGATGCTTAAGTAAATCTGCTAGTGGGTGCAAATCCCATCTGGTCTACGCAAGGCAGAGGTCTGAACAACTTTTGTGACTGCTGACTACATCCGAAGCCTACCCTGGCGGAGTGATAGTGCGAAAGTCTGGAACCCGTTCAGGGGTGGAAAGTACAGCGACCGTCTAGGATGTAGAGCCCTCGGGAATAGTTCCGAACCGCAGTAATCGGTGACCACGGAGGGCTTATAACTAAATACAAGGGCCTGACTGGTTTCGACAGTGAAACTTAAGTCGGTGAAGCAAGCAGAGAAGCCTGTACCTCTTAAATCGGGCAACGCAATAAATGCAAACTCACGTTCAGCATTCGCACTAGCAGCCTAAAAACTGCTAGACGCCCCTAACAAAGCACTAGTTCTAGGTGGGCAGTTAGGTTTTAAATAAGTAGAACGCCCGCACCACGTCCATGCTGGAGACGTAAAACTGAAGCACCAGGAGATGTGGCAGTGCAGTCTCCGAAATATTCACTGCCTAAGCTTGTAGAAGAACGATGGAACTTTCATTGGACGCGGGTTCAATTCCCGCCAGGTCCACTACTCCGCGATGAAGTCTAGCCATATGTCTTCATCGTATGGCCGATCTAACTCAAAGTTTCTGAAGAAGATAATCACATTGGTGCGCTTTCCGCTGAGCACCTCTCGAACTCCGTGAAGATTTTCGGCATTCCCTCTAAACATGATTAAATCTCCAGCCTCTAATCTGACTTCAACCCCGTGGTGTTCGAAATACAGCTCTCCGCCAGAATAGTCACTGTTAAGCATCAAAATACAGGAGTAATGCTCTTCTATTGTCATCTTCCCTGGATAAACATCCCCGTCATCGTCGTGAGGCTTATTTATTGCGCCCGTATCCATAATGTTTCCGAACAACCTTTTTAATTCAAATCGGTTGTAGGTGAAAGTGTAGTTTTCTTTGAATGTTTTGTTAGCTACCTTTAAGGCTCTTCTTATGGGTGCCACTTCGGATGGTACATCTCCAGCTAAAATGTCGTACAAAAGAATGCCAGAATGCCTATAATTATCACGGTGGTCCGCTTGAGAGTTACTGTCTATGTACCTTGCCAGAGCGGCACACTCTTCTTCAGATAGAACATTTTTCTCTAAGTAATATATCTCTGGCATGGTTATAGTTTAGTGCACTTAAATAACTTGCACTGATTTCACTATTGTGCTACGGTTACTCTATGAGTAAAACAGTTAAATCAATCGCCATAATGTCAGCTCTATCGCTAGCTCCAACACTGGCTGGGCTACACGTAGCAGAGTTAGAGCTTCGAGAGACAGTTTTCTCGATAATGGATATCCAGGACGGGGCTAATTGGGGCCTGGATCGCGTCGACGGGGCGCTAGATGGCAAGTACACATATCCAGGTAATGGTGGCAGTGATGTCGACGTTTACGTAGTAGATACTGGAGTGGATGCTGGACACCCAGAGTTTGAGGGGCGGGTTAGGGATGGGTTCGACTCCTTTGGAGAGAACTTAGACCAGAAAGATTGTCAGGGTCACGGCACCCACGTTGCTGGTGTAGTCGCTGGCCGAACCTATGGAGTAGCGAAAAAAGCAACCATAATTCCAGTAAGAGTTTTAAACTGCTCTGGTCAAGGCAATACCTCCACTTTAACTGCTGGAATAGATTGGATACTCTCTAATCACAAGTCGGCATCCCCTGCCATCGTAAACATGAGCCTTGGTGGTGCTAAGGATTTAGCTGTAAATTATGCTGTATCTAAGCTAATTTCCGCTGGCTTTATAGTCACTGCAGCAGCTGGGAATTTCTCTTCTGATGCCTGTAACTATTCCCCTGCAAGCGCTGATGGGGTTATTGCTGTCGGGTCAATTGACCAGTCCAACAATAGATCCTCTTTCTCGAACTGGGGCGCTTGCGTAGATATCTTTGCTCCTGGGTCTAAAATCATTTCAGCTAGCCCGTTCAACTACTCGTCTTATGCCTCTAAGAGCGGTACTTCTCAGGCTAGTCCTTTTGTAGCTGGGGCAATTGCAACTTACCTATCTTCTGGCGTTGCCAACTCTAAGTCATCGGCAGAGGGGATCCTGTACTCCTACGCTCAGGTGGGAGCAGTATTAGATAGTAAGTATCAGACCAGTCGTATTGTTAGCGTTACCAAGCCTTCTGGCTATGTCGCCCCGCCGTCTGATGTAGTAGCCGCTCCTAACCCTGAACCAACCCCTGTAGCTACAACTCCAGTAGAAGCTGCCCCTATAGTCATTCCGATAAAGGATTACTCGCCTGTTGGCCTGTCTATATCAAAAACTGATGCCAAATCAATATCCCTAGCCTGGAACTCGGTGGTTAGGGCAAATAAGTATGTAGTTAGAGTTGGCAAGTCTGGAGCACTGGGTGCTAGCTACATCTCAACTACAGATAAGACTCAGATTAAAATATCTGGGTTGTCTAGTAATACGTCGTATTGGGTGACAGTGCTTGCATATAACGGTAAGTCCTCTGTCGCTATTTCTAGTCAAATAGAGGCGTATACTTCTGCTGGCACCCCTAGTGCACCTACTGGGCTTACTCTTAAATTAGATAAATTATTTTGGTCTGCTCCCTTATATGATGGTGGTCACAAGTTAATTACCTATAAAGTACAACGCCTATCTGCAGGTTCATGGATCACTGTAACTACATCTACCACGCTAGGCGTTACCTTACCCAAGAATATCGGAGAGCAGTCTGTCGAGTATAGGGTTATAGCTTCCACCGCTGCTGGCGACAGTCAGCCATCTAATGTGGCTGTGTATGTAGATACTGGTGCTCCACAGAGAACTATTCCTGTACCTAACGTAGATCCTGGACTCTCCAACTCTGTTAGTGTCACTCAAATGGGTGCTGGTTCTGGGTTTGTTAAGGTTTCTTGGGACTTTGTGGTTGGATCTATTGGCTATAAGATCCAGAAGACTGGTCACGGTGTGGAGGACTGGGCAGATGTTGCATCTACATCTAAGAACAGTCGAATAATTACTATTCAGCCAGGAACTATCGTAGTGCTCAGGGTGTTATCTAATACTGGGCAGGTTTTAGGGGTTGTCCAATATGAAGGATTGGTCTCCAGGTAGTCGACAGTGTAGCGGTATACTTGGATCATGCCACTAAAAGAGCTAGTAAAAGATCGACTCTGGGAGTATGAAAACTTTCTCTCCAGCGAAGAAGTTGACCTACTACTAGATTTGGCTTCTAATGCATCAGAAGAAGATTGGTACTCTGCTGACCTAAACCCTCATGATGGGCACTATAGGGGTAAATCGCTAAGTTTTAATCCAAACAGCGTAGTTGGTAGAAAAATACTAGAAATAGATGGAAGAATAGCTAGCATATTCTCAGACTTTACTAATATAGTTCAAATTGGCTCTATAGTGCGTAATACAGATACTCTAATGCCTGTTGGCCTTCACAGGGACAACGAGGACGAGAATATGGTAGATAACCGAAATGCCTACTGCAAGTATGGCATTCTTATGTATCTAAATAGTGACTTCGATGGCGGAGAAATTTGCTACCCTGAATACAACATCGCGTATAAGCCAAAACGAGGTGTCCTGATTATTCATCATGCTGGAAATATGCATGGAGTTAACCCTGTCAGCGGTGGCACTAGATACTCCATGACCTCTTTTGTCTGGGGGCTAAACGCGGCTATCGCTGCGCCGTATGTTCCTGTTTAGTTGTTGCATGCAAGATATGGTATCATTGTCGCATGGGACTTAAAGCAATCGTAGAAGATCACCTCTGGGAGTACGAGAACTTCCTTACAGAGGATGAAGTTCAAGCATTGATGGCTGTAGCGGCCGAGGCTTCTGAGGCTGACTGGAGCAACAATCCAGACATTGAAAACCCAGAGAATTATGTCAGTAAAGCTTTAAACATTACTGACCACGAAGTCGGTAGACCAATCGTTGATGCTCTAAATGAGAGAATCTCTAGTCTTTTCGTCGACACTACAAAGCTCATTAAAACAGGCTTTATCATTCGTAACTCTAATAGCATCTCTCCTAAGGGCCTCCACAGGGATGATGTCGACTTGAGTTCTCCTACTGGCGTGTGCGATTGCACGTACGGCATAGTTATGTATCTAAATGATGACTTCAGTGGTGGAGAGCTTATATACCCAGAGCTTGGCGTGGAGTATACGCCTAAACGAGCCTCTTTGGTGGTCCACAGGGCCCATGAGCTGCATGGAGTTAACGACATACAAGATGGTATGCGCTACTCTATGACTGCATTTATGTGGGGCTGTGACGCTCAAGTTGTAGGGATGTAGTCCCTAAAGAAAAAGATGAAGTTAAAGCGCTTGCCGCTTTTAACTGGCCTGACGCCGTGCAAGTTTTCTGCATTACCGCGGAACATAATTAAGTCGCCTTGCTCTAACTTAACTTCAAGTCCGTGATGTTGGAAGTAGAGTTCCCCGCCCTCATAATCGCTATTTAGCATCAATATGCACGAGTAGTGGAGCTCGACCGATGGTTTACCGTCATAGTGGTCGCCATCGTCATCATGTGCTGGATTCTGGGCTCCCGTGTCCATGATATTTCCGTATAGACGCTTCATGTCAAAAGTGTATTTAATGTCGTAATTACTACGAAAATACTTCTCTACCCTAGTTAACACTTTTTGCAGTGGGTTTAGGAAAGCTATATCTGGGTTTGCCACATCCGTAAGTGGTACTGTTACAAGTCTATATCCAGGTCTAAAGGCATCCTTATTGGCATACGTCTCTATCCAGCTTTTATACGATTCGCACTGTTCGGCCGTCAGTACGTTTTTAACTAACTTATACGGGAGCTCTTTTTCAGACATAGCTACAGTCTACTAGAATGTAGTTATGAGGATTTTAGGCATAAATGAGACGACTCACGATGCTGCGGTAGCTGTAGTCGAAGACGGCAAAATACTGTTTGCCGCCCATGCCGAACGGTATTCTAAGAAAAAGAATGACTGGTACACGAATAGTGCCATTCTGGACGAAGCTTTGTCTTACGGTAAACCAGATAAAATTGCCTACTATGAAGATCGCTGGCTAAAGAAGTGGCGCATCCTCACTAGGGGTGGTTTTGGCGGAGGTAGGCCTTTCTATAAGGATTTCCCTGAACTAAAAGGTGTTCCCGTATATAGTGCTTTTCACCACCACTCCCATGCAGCGGCTGGATACTACACAGCCCCGTTTGATGATGCAGTTGTAGTAGTTCTCGATGCTATAGGGGAGTTCACCACTAGCTCTATTTGGGTGGGAGAGGGTGACCAACTTAAGCAAGTAAAGAGGTGGAAATACCCGTTTAGCTTCGGCCTTTTCTACTCAGCCTTCACTGACCTTATTGGGCTAAAGCCAAATGAGGAAGAATACATAATGATGGGAATGGCTGCCTACGGAAACTGGACTAAATATTACTACAAAGTTCTAAACTATTTCCCTAGCTTTAGCTATCAAACTTATAATTTTCATCGTGGAATTGACAACTGGGGCCAAGAGATATACGAACAAGACAGGTTCGACATTGCTGCATCTGTACAGAAGGTGTATGAGCTACGCTTAAGAGAGTTCATGCTGGATGCTATTCGAAGAACTGGTAAAAAGAATCTAGTATTTATGGGGGGCTGCGCTCTCAATAGTAAGGCTAACACCGACCTCTGGGACTTATTTGATAATGTTTGGATTATGCCTAACCCTGGAGACGCTGGGTCAGCTTTGGGTGCGGCTGCCACTGTCTTTGAGAGAAAGTTAGATTGGACTGGTCCCTATCTTGGCACCAACATAGATGGCGATTATCCAGTAGATAAAATCATAGACGCCCTTATTAAAAACAAAGTAGCTCCCGTGGCTAACGGAAAGGCTGAGTATGGACCCCGAGCTCTTGGCAACCGTAGTATTCTCGCTGATCCTCGTGATCCTAATATCAAGGATGAAGTAAACAAGATTAAACAGCGTGAGTTGTTTAGGCCATTCGCTCCAGTCGTGATGGAAGAGCATGCTTCGGAGTGGTTTGACATGGACTATTCGTCGCCATATATGCAGTTCACCCCCCGATGTCTAAAGCCAGATTTAATTCCTAGCGTTGTACACGCCGATGGGACATCTAGAGTTCAAACTGTAAACAAGGAGCAGCACCCTGGGCTCTATGAGGTACTTACTCGTTGGTATGCACTTACTGGGGTTCCTGTACTATTAAATACAAGTTTGAATATCAAGGGTCAGCCTATGCTCAACGACGGGCGGGATGTAGTTGACTGGGAAAAGTACTACAAGAAAGGAATTATCAGATGATTGTTCTGTACTACTTAGAGCGCGCCTATAGAAAAGTAAAGTATTGTATCTTCCCTAAAAAGAAGCCAAAGAAAGACTTTATATACTAATGAAATCTCCAGCTGGACTTAAGCATGGCGACACCGAGCATGAAGTGTACGTAGAGCCTATATTTACTGCGGAAACTAGACACTTACAAAAAAGGTTTGACATTCTGAGTAATGTCATAACCCCCGAGGAGTCTCTGGCTTTAAAAGCTTTTATTGAGTCAAAAATACCTGAATCTTCCGACTCTACCTACAGCCAAGAGGTTGTGCTGCCGTACAGACCAGACGAATGGGATGAGCTTGGGGTTGTTCAAAAAATTCAAGACCTGGCTAAGGCGCACATATTAAAAACTTATGCGGTAGTTGGACAATTAGAGCCTAGAAAATTTATGGTAATTAGGACCGACAATGTTCAGACATATGGAGAAACTTACGGTTCCTACAATCAAAATGGTGAAATTCTATACACTGCAGTAGTAACCCCATCTAGCCCTACTGACTATTACTCTGGGGAGACCCTGTACGGTGTTAATGGCGAGGGGTTCCACCCTAACTCTTGCGACATGGTAGTTCAGAGAAATGAAGAACTTAATAGCTGGGAGATTGTAGAGGTACTCACTGGTGTCAGATTTGACCTAATAGTAGTGTTTCAAGAGATAGATAGAACAATCTCATATGACTACATTATTAATCAAGACGATATCTGTGAAGATTTTTAATTAATACTACTCATCTATAGAGAAGAATGTAGTAAGACTACACCTGTACCCGTCGGTAACTTCCATCACTTCGTGGGGCATATCAGATGGCGCAATCACTAAAGTTCCTCTAGTAGGTATAACTCGAGGTCCAGCATCGTAAACTAGCTCTCCGCCTTCGAACTCACTTGGATCGCTTACATAGAATACTAAAGCAAATTCGTGGCAGTCTACGTGATGGTTGAAGTTGTGTCCAGCAGAGTATACGTGAATAGGGTCAAAAGCCACTGCACATGGATCTAAATTGCGCTTTGGATTATTAATTGCCTCTAGATATAGATCCATTATCTCTACAGATCTATCCTTTATCTTTTTGACTAAGTCCTGGATATGCTGAGGACCCAGGTTTGTGTGTACATTCTTTTCTCCCCAGAAGTTTTTTAGGCGTTCTACGTCTCTGGTCACACCTTTATCTAGCTGAATAAATGTGTCTTCCCCGTATTTGCTCTCTTTTGCTGCAATGGCACGTGCTTCTTCAGTTTCAGCCTTTTTTGTTTCTACGGCATAATTATGTAGAATAATGCATTCTTCATCAGATATGACATTTTTAGCTACGGCAACCTTAGTGCCATTCAAAAACTCTAGTTCCATGAGTCTAATTTTACCAGAAAACGGGGTAACGTGTTAATTATGGGCTAAGTAGACCCTATACCCTTAATCTGGTAACATTTCTATAGACCGCCTACACAGGAGACATGCCGTGGAAACCCCTAAGAGAGTGCGAATTGGCTCTCAGATCTTTCGCATCGAAGAGAGATCTATAAAAAAAGACGGCACATTAAATGACAACTCCTACGGCTACACTCTAGATGCAGGCAACATCATTGTTCTAGATATAAACATTTCGTTGAATAAAAAACAACAAACTCTTCTACATGAAATTATCCATGTCATAACTATGGTGTACTCTGGTCAAGTCCAACCTAAACCAAAAGATGAATATGACGTATGGGAACATCATTTTATTGGTATTTGGGAAGCACCTATGCTATCGTTCATAAAAGATAACCCAAAGGTTGTTGAATGGCTGCAATTAGAAGAGGATTTTGATGGGGAGAAAGAAGAAGTCAAACCTTCCAGAGGGGCAAAAACCCAACGATGATTGGGTATACCTCACTGAAATTCAGATAAATGGTAGGCACGTATCACGTGGCACTGAACTGAAAATATCAGGAGAGCGCGGCAGATTTAGATTCATGCAACATGTCACTAACTCTAAAGGCATCAGTTGGGTGGATGTTTGGGGTGGACCTAAGGGTGCTGAAAACTGCAGAAGTTTTTATCCAGAAAGAATAAAACGAGTGCACTATAAGAATCAAACAGTGGCAAATTTAGCTATAGAACACAAAGAAAAACTAGCAGCTAAAAAAGCAGAGCTGGAAGAAAACCTGAATGATTGATAAAGATTGCTGTCACAGATGCGGTGTTTGGCATAAACTTGATATTCTTGTAAGCGGTTTGTGTCCATTTTGTAGAGGAACCCTGGAGATAATTAGATGACTGTAAAGATTAAAGTTGTGGGCAATATCCCTCAGTATGCTCGAATCGGAGATGCTGGGTGTGACTTAGTTGCCAACGAGAATGCAATGATTGGCCCACACTCTCGAAAGTTAATTAAAACTGGCACCTGGGTGGAGATCCCTGATGGCTATGTGGGACTTATTCACCCTAGAAGCGGTCTCGCTCTTAAGCAGGGGCTTACGGTGTTGAATACTCCTGGAACTATTGATTCTGGCTACCGAGGCGAGATTGGTGTCATTTTATATAACTCAACTCTTGACATGATTGAGATTGATCGCGGCACTCGAATCGCGCAATTAGTTTTTCAGAAGTTTGAGACCGCGGAATTTGAAGTAGTAGACGCCCTAACTGAAAGTGACAGAGGCGAAGGCGGATTTGGCTCGAGCGGAGTTAATTGACTGACGACACTTTAAAAAAGAAAGCACTGTTTGGTTGGTGCATGACTGGCCACCATAAAAACTGTATAGTAGAGTTCCCTGGGCACCAGTGCGGATGCGCTTGCCATAAAGTGGAGGAGCAAGATTAATGACTGTATCTGAGCAATTTAAATCCAGCGGAAATACCGAAGACATGTGGGCCGTAGTTAGCCTAGTTGACGGAACCGTATTTGAGGGCCTAGTTGAAGGCGAGAAGCCTTACGGAATCTACCTCTTAATTGGCGGCGATTCATCCAGATTAAGCATGTTTCCGTGGGACAAGGTTATTAGAGTGGTCTATAAACTTGCCTAAATGTCTAAATGATAGGATATCCGTATGGATACCAAGAAGTTAGACAGCTATATATCTAGAAGCCAGGTCAAGGAGTACCTCTCTCATATCCTCGAGAATGGCACCCAGGACATAGTCGAAAGCCCTGACAGTGTCCATGTAGTAGAGCCATTGGGAATTAGAATAGGCTCCACCATAAACTCAGTTAGGATGTACCACCTATTTCGACAGACTGGATATCAAGGGCAGACTGTTCAGGGTGATATAGTCCTAGTCTCCGATGACATTAAACCTGAACTACCTTCTGGCACTGCAGCAGTTGGCATTTTCTATATGTCTAAATCTGGACGCGACTACCGTGCTGAAAAAGACTCTATAGGTTCTTATAGTTACACTGGAGACATTGGAGATGTCATCTGCGTGGACGCTCGGGCATGGGAAGATTTGAAATTAAGTAAGGCAGAAAGCGGGCTTAACTACAGATTATTTGTGTTCTGGAAGGCAGTTTAGTGTTTTTTACGCCAAAGGCATTAAAGGATATATTTACTCCAGAAGTCAGAAAGGATTTGGAGAAAGTAGTTGCTGAGTACCTGTCTCCAGATAAAAAAGTCTACTTTGACAATATAAGCGACAGGGAAGTTCGCAGAGCCAAAAAATTAGCTAAATTTAATGAACTACTAGAACCTTTGGCAAGGGAAGTTTTTGAGGATGAAAGTCTAAAAGCCACGTACAGCATCCTCCTCAGCTACGACTCTAAATCCCACCTTGTGGGTCACCACGATACCAACGCTAATATTTACACAATTAACTACTGTGTGAAGTCTAACGTGGTTTGGCCTATATGGTTTGGCTCTGATGAGGAGCGAGTTGGTATAGATATCCCTGAAGGCGAGGCCTTGGCATTTATGGGGTGTGATGACTTTCACTACAGAGAAAAAACGAACCAAGAAGACGCTGACTTGGTTCTAGTTATGTTCCACTTTTGCCCTGCTGATCACTGGTACTTCACTAAAGGCGAGGGTCACTTTAAATATATTCAAGAGCATTTTGAAGTAATTGGCAGAGTGCGAAAAGAAGCAGAAGATCTTGAATGGTCACGCGATAATGACTCTAAGATATCTAACGATGATAGAGAATTACTAGACGCTACTATTTCTGAAAAACGTGCGGAACTCTCTAGACTAGAATCGATGCACGACAGGATTAACGGTCTTGTAGGTTAGGCAATGAGAATTCTTGTTGTTGGATTTGGTGAACTTGCTAGAGAATTAGTTGGAATAATAAAAACATTCCCTGAGTATGATCCAGATACTGGCGTGTCTATCTACCATATCTTTACTAATCGCAACTCTTTGAGTTATGGCTCTGACCTAGTAGTAGAGATACCTGATCCGCATGGTGATGGCTATAGAACATACAAAGACGGATTTCAGGCTGTAGACAAGTATGCTACAACTGTAAGCAACTACAAACCGTGGCTACTGGAAGAAGTGAGCAATGGCTCGGTTCACGTTGTCTTGAACTGCACAAGTAAGAATACCGAATCATATACTTTAATTTCAGAAATACTTGCTGCATCAAAAAGTAAGCTAGAGATCATTCCTTCTAATATGGTTGGAGTAGCTAAGACAATATCAAGGCTTAGAGAGCTGATTGGTGCCACTGAGTCCTGGCAGCCAGTTAAATTTTCTGCAGAATTTCTACTAGAAGCAGAAAATCTGTGGCTTACTGCTTCCACTAAAATGAGCGAGGTTCATAGGTCAAATAAGCTTAATTATATAGAGGCTAAAGGTAATCCAACTGGAGCAACTGAATTAACTGGGTATTCAACATTCTCGGCAATACCTATATTTGATAGGCCTATAGTGGAGAGATTCATTGTAAACGGAGAGAGAGAGGATCTCTATCCGCGCGCTATATCTTTGGATGCTGACCATGACTGCACTGTAATACAGCATCCTATGCTAAAAGATTTTTTTGGGTGGCACCACACTGAATACCTTGCATGCAAAGAGTTTATTGACCCAGATCTTCAGATAGAGTCTGCTCAGTATATTAAATATCTATCGGACGACTCGACTCACGTTGACGTACCTGATTCAGATTACGTCATTGAATATGTTCACAGCGGGGCTATGACAGTAACGTCTAACGATGGGTCCTCGAGCATTATTCTACGCTCTAACACCGACCAATCATCTTTCTCATATCGGCCTAGAATAAATGCACCAGCTAAATTTAAAGTTCATGCTGGCCTAGAGACTATTGTTTTTACATATAAAAGGGTGAGCGATGCTTCTTAGCATTTGTGTGATTGGCGCTACGGACGCCTCTATTGACTTTACAACAAAGTTTAAAGGTCTTAAATACTATAAAAAGCGTGACTCTGACACAGAAGGTGTCCGTATCCATGTAACATTTGCAGACGATGACAACCTATTAGAGTCTAATTTTACTTACAGAAAAGAGCTATCTGACGGTAATTTTGCCAACCTACTGAACGACGGTACTCAGGGCACTAAAAAAGAGTCAACTATAAGTAACGACACTGAATGGTTATTAGAATCTGATGGTCATGATACGGTGGTTGAAATGTCTGAGGATGTCGACAAATACTTAGACATATTAGTGACTCTCCTGAAGAGGGGGTATGAGACCTATATAACTAGCAGGGTATACGCTGACAACTATTGGAAGGTCCTAGAAGACGCCGCTATCGAAGGTGATACTAGGGTCATCTACTGCGACGACATGTACTGCTTAATGGGCAAACTTGACCAAAGATATCAACAAAAACTAGACCACCAAAGAAAAAATCTACTAGAAGACTCCTATACAGCAACCCCTTGCGGCCTTAAATAGACTATGCTGTCCTTATGGACATAACTTTTAGATCAGATGTAACTGTTGAGCTGGTAAACTCTATGGCCAGAGACTCAGACGTGGCTATGGCTGCTCGAGTATCTACCGTAAGCGGTAATCACGAAAAGGTAGTGGACTTAGAAAAAGATGCTGGTCTAATCAACTACCTGATGCGTGATCGTCACGGTTCCCCATTTGAGCACAATGCTTTCACCTTCTACATCGAGGCACCAATCTTTGTATTCCGAGAGTTCATGCGTCACCGCATTGCCAGCTACAACGAGGAATCTGGTCGCTACAAAGAGCTAGAGCCCGTATTCTACATTCCTGCTCGAGACCGTAAGCTGATCCAAGTAGGAAAGCCAGGTGCGTATGTATTCGAGCAGGGCACTGAAGATCAGTGGGAAGACGTCAACCTAAGCACACAGCACATCTGCAACAAGGCATACTACGAGTATCAAGCGCTTCTAGACACTGGCATTGCTCGTGAAGTGGCTCGTATGGTGCTTCCTGTAAACATCTTCTCATCGATGTATGTGACCATGAACGCTCGCTCACTTATGAACTTCCTCTCACTTCGCACTCAGCGCGAGGGCACCCATTTCCCATCTTTTCCACAGCGTGAGATTGAGATGGTTGCGGAGAAGATGGAGGAGTTTTTTGCCGAGAAGATGCCTATCACTTATGAGTCATTCAACAAAAATGGACGCGTGGCTCCGTAGTGTTGCCTATAGACTTTGATAGATCAAATGACTACCTCATGTATCTATATGGAGGCAAGGTTTTTAGTAGCTCTGTAGCGTCGGATCCAGGGGTTGTAAATACTTACGATTCTGAGCGCAGAATTTCATATAATTCTCTAGGGTATAGGTCAAATGAATTCTCTACTGGCACTGAGTTATTAGTTGCTGGTTGCTCATATACAAGCGCGACTGGAGTTCCAGACGATGGTAGATGGGGAGATCTACTGGCTCAGCAGTTGGGCGTTGCATCTATGTCTACGCTAGCATCTCCTGGTATAGCTATAGATAGGTTAGTAGATGAGTTATTCACATATTTTTCAAGGTATGGTAACCCTAAATATCTCACTGCTGTGTTGCCTGACCCTTATAGGGTCACTGTCCCGATAGATGGGGACATCCTATCTACTAAGGGGGACGACGGACATGGAATTATATCCACTAGATCTAATGACTTGAGTAGATACTTTAAAACTATATACACTAACCATAATTACGACCTAGTTGCTTCTACAAAATTAGTAAAAAAGCCCATACCTCCAGACGAAGCAGTGAGTATCGATTCAGCGATGTATGCAAGTATTAGAGCAATAAGACATCTAGAGCAGTACTGTAAATCGTCAAATATCAAATTTATTTGGGGAACATGGTCTCGCGGTCTGATAGAGCTTATATCTTACTTAGATATGTATGACAGCTTAAAGTTTGATAGCTACTCTAAAAAAGTTAGCGACTCTTTGGCATCAGTCACGTCGACTAAATTATCTAGGTATATCTGCTACCCAGACTGGATGACTAGAGATCTATGCCTAGCATCCCACGATGTAGATGAGTGTCCCGAGTGTGCATTAACTACATGCCACGAAAACTTACTAAACAGATACCCAGATCATTTCTATATAGGAGATGACGTATCTACTAAGGGAGTGGAGCACTCCCACCCTGGAGTCCACGTCCACGCTCACTGCAGCGAGGCTTTTTATGAAGAGTTAAAGGGTTTATACTTTGAGTGACCGTGAACTGTACCGTATTGATATATCTGGTGTCATAGAGGCAATACAAACCGAAGACACTAAATTAGCAGTAGATAGGGCCTGCGAGTTTGGGTTTACCCTTGGTGAAATATCAGAAAAAACTCGCTGGTTAGATGCACTTGACAAATTAGAAAACAGTCTGCTAGAGTCTGAGGAGGACGCCATTATGACGATCCACCTAATAAGAAAGATGATAGAGAATGATGAACGAGAATAGCGAAAGCTCTGACTTCAACTACTCGACTGACCAGATTGCAGACGTTTATGCAAAACTTGAAGTAGCAAAAATGCTAATCAAGATGGGCACTGAACTTGCGAAAGCTGCAGAGACTGATATAAAGTTTTATCGATTAACAAATAATATCCCCGAGTAGTGGGTCAACTACTTGCCTCGATGGCGCAATGGTAGCGCACCGCTCTTGTAAAGCGGGGGTTGTCGGTTCGAGTCCGACTCGGGGCTCCAACAGGCAGAGAAACGGTCATAGAGGCATTTATGGCAAGTCAAACCTGGAGCTATAGTGTTAGGGGTAGCACGCGGAGGTCTGAATGCAGGACATAATCCGAAGCCCTGGTTCGAATCCAGGTAGCTCATTTTACGAGACTTAGCTCAGCTGGTTAGAGCAGCGGACTCATAATCCGTCGGTCGTGGGTTCAAGTCCCACAGTCTCGACCAACCCTAAGGAAAGAAGTACTCATGGCACCTTCGGCTAAGCGAAGCCTATACAAAAGCATCAGCTGGCACTTTGTGCACATGTCAATAATTTCGGCTACTGTGTTTATTTTGACTGGCAAGGTTGATTTGGTAGCTAGCATAGTATCGATACATGTTATCTCAGAGACTATCGTCTACTACTTACATGAAAGAGTCTGGGAGAAATTTTAAATATCTCGGTGTGGCGGAATGGTATACGCAGCTGACTTAAAATCAGCCGTCGCAAGACTTGCGGGTTCGAGTCCCGCCACCGAGACCAAGCCCTCGTAGCTCAGTGGATAGAGCAAGAGCCTTCTAATCTCTTGGTCGTAGGTTCGATTCCTACCGAGGGCGCTCTGGTAAAATTTAATAATGAATGCCGAATCTCTCCCTGGCGAGCTTGAGTCTGATCTACTGGTGCTCCAGACTCGAATGCAAATACTAATGAACGCCACTATTAAACTTGGTGAACACAAAGCTCGAACTGAGATTATGCGTGTGATCTCCCAGCTGATTGCAGATAAAGATATAGCTGGAGACGAGATAGCTGTCCAAGTATTGAATTGGCTTTGGATTGAGTTATCTGAACGATGTCCTATAGACTAGATAAATGATTTCTGATGAAACTTTAAATAAGATCAGTGAAATTACTCGTCTACATGACGAGGCATTCTGGCACTTACACCAATTCGATGGTCACGCTAAAAGTAGTGATGGCTCTGTTCAGATACATATAGAGTTTGGAAACGTATGGGAGAGACAAGACGGTCCAGTGCAACCTCGTGTGAGCGTGGCCATGTATTCGTATGTAGTTGCTTCGGACACTCCGCTCTACCCGAGCTTCGGAGAAAGAAACCACTACTTCGAGACGGTGGACCAAGCGCTTCAGGTGATGAAAGAGTGGCACAAGGCAGCAATGGCCTACCAGCCGACACCAGAAGATCTAGCTGAAGCTGACGAGTTTGCTCGTGAAATGTGGGAAACTATAAAAGACAAAGTTACGATTGTAGACGTCACTAATGAACCTTTTACTTTGCCAGAAAGATTTAGAGATAAATCTAACGGGGAGTAGTTGACAAATAAAAAACAGTCTGCTAACTTGCAGTTATGGCTATTTTAAACTTCACCAAAAAAGCACACCGAGGAACTGACATAGAGTCTTCTCGCAAACTTATAAGTTCTGGTACTGAGTACCCGAGCGACCCTGCGCCTGGAACTATCTTTTATAGAACTGACCTAGGCGCTACTGCTATCTATGACGGAAAGAACTGGAATGGGGTGCCTGCTGTCAGCCCGCTTAAGTCTCCCTTTGAGTCGATAACTGAGTGGGCTGCAAGTAAACTTCCTAACGATAACGATGTCATCTATATTCGTCGAAAGAATGACCGCCTATTCTGGTGTGAAGGAAACAAGATGGGAGGTGTCACTTGGCGTGAGATTAATGGCACTGGAATTTTACCTACAGGATTGAAGCAAGAGATCGTTGAAGGTAGCGAGTCCGTGCCTGTAGTTGAAGAAGAAATAACTACGCACATCCCGTCTGGTTGGTATCAGGACTCTTCTGCTAATCTATTTAAGCACGATGGCGCTGGGGTTTGGCTGGACACTTCTAACACCCTGTCGAAGAAGCTAACTAAATCCGCGGAGGCGGGGGAGATGGAGTATCTGGGACAATGAGTAGTTGGCAGGAAGGCTTAAATCTTAAGCGCCTTAAAACGAAGGGCTGGTACGGATGTATCGCGCCTGACGGCTGGAAGTGGATTATTGAAGATACTGACAGACTTCTAGCTAGGCTGGACCCTGACTACGAAATCCACCAAGTCAAAGAGAAGTTTGGGACGCTTCGTTATTACTACGGAACCGTGGCTGATAGAGAAACTCAGGAAGTCTTGGACGCTGTGGTTGACAGGGCAGAAAAGCTATCGGCGCACACGTGCGAGATTTGTGGCAATTCAAGTATGGTGTCTAATTTGGATAGGGGGATTAAGTATGACCCTACTGCTGTGATTAAGTCGACTGGTGGATGGTATAAAACTATCTGCGATAGCTGTGACACTGAGGGCAGATACGTTAGCGTAGACGCCCTTAAGGACAGAGCACAGTACGACGACCTAGAGTTTTATGCTAGTAAGGCAAGAGAGCAAGTCCAAGAAGGACAGGACATTCTGAACGTATTCTTGGCTATTGCAAAGAGAGACATACTAGGAGAAGAGAATAAATGAGCCCAGAAGAGATCTCAAAGATGATGGAAGCTGTTCAGGTTTATGGAGAACTGCTTGGCGGTATGAAGAAGAAGTTTATCGCTGAAGGATTTTCTGATGACACCGCGGAAGCTTTAGTTCTAGAGATTCTAAGAAAGATGAGCTAATGAGCTTTGAGAGATTCAGTAGCTCAGACGTTTACATCTTTGAGCACGTTGGTGGGTTCATCCAGTGCTGTGGTTGTTGGTTAGAGGGAGGCAACTTTGGTCTCTCGGTCGAAGAGAATGACGATTCTTGGTTCGTAAACCTGAAAACCCCGCGGCAAGCACTCGCTCACCTAGATAGGCACGAGGAAGCTGGGCACGATATCGGTGGCGCTCGCAGTCGTATTGAGAAAGAATATCCTGACCTAGATATTCAGATTGAACCTTATATAACTCCACCTGAGGTGCGAGAGCGCCAGAAGGCAAGGATGCGAGAGTTGTTTAATCGTGATTAGATTTCGTTGGTACCCTAAGAAACCTTTGAAGTACAGCGCCTGGGATACGCATTGGGGTACGCAGCTTTGGGGGCACAAGGCTAATGGCATCCATGGTCCATATAGATGGACGCTTGACATTTATTTAGGAAAACGTATACTTGTAGTTATCTTTGGAAGGAGATACTGATGCCCAGTAAAAAATCTAAGACTAATGTCACGCATAAACTAACTCTGGATGAATATGACGATCTAACTTTAGATAATCAAATTCTTGGTGCGAGCTTGGAGCGCGGGAAGATCATCGCTGAATTAGCGCGACAATACTCTTGGCTCATGGAGTTAGCTGAAGGCATGGAGAGCACTAAAGATAAAAACATCTACAGCCGTTACGCATATGGACTGAAGATGGCTACCAATATTATTGAAAATCTACCGCCATATGAAGAGAATGTTGGTTGCCGCGAGTGTGGAGTTATTTAAATGTTGCCGAAGATTCCACGTATTAGATCTGGGCACATCGATGTTCTGGTCCGTAGAGATACCGCTGCTCGCTGGGAGGAAGTCAACCCTGTACTTGAGGCAGATGAGATAGGATATGAGACAGATACTGACATCTTCAAAGTCGGTGACGGTATTCGCCAATGGGTAGATCTTAAGTCTTATAGGAAATCAAATGATAATTCACACTGAGAGTGGGTCTCGCTACGAAATTAGTGACGACAATGTCTGCACTAAATATAACCCTGAAGGTACTAGGGTAGATGCTTTTAAAGTCTTTTTTCTAAAGGCAATACCAGACACCGTTAAGCAAATGGGGGATATTTGGGACTATCCGCACAGTGAACCAGAGGTTGGGAAGCTTCTATATATTGGCGGAAAAGATGGCTGGTGGCTTAGCACTAAGGTTGTCTCTGTAGAGTACTAAGAGTGTTAGACTAGTTTCTGCCTAACAAAGGAGAGATTATGAAGGTACTAATTAACCGATGCCCTCACGGCTTCACCCTGTCAGAGGCTCAGAAGGAGCTATTCCCTGAGCTTAAAACTAACCCTAATATGAGAGTAGAAGATGTTAGCCGAACTGATCCTCGTCTCATTGCTTCATTCGAAGCTGGAGACAACCGTGGTGATGGTGGCTCGACTCTTACTATCGTAGAGATTCCAGACGGTGCAAAGTTCAAGGTAGCCCCTCGCGGTGGCTATGAGGAGCTTGTCTGGACTACTGGTGAGTTAAACATCATTTAAAGTAAGGCAATACCATGGGTGTTCAGCACGTAAAAGGCGATACTTGGGTTGATGATTACAATCAGGTAATTGTCAATGTCCACAAGTCATACCAGTGTAGGAATGATCACTGCACAATCCATAATCAGTCTGAGCACCACATGGTAGGCTTTCCACAGAAGTGGCGTCAAGATAGACACTTCATGGAGCGGGTCTGTCCTCATGGCATAGGACACCCAGATCCAGATGAAATTATTCAGAATTTAGTACATGCGTGTGATAGGTGTTGCATAGATGAGTAAGAATGCATTTGCTGAAGGTACTCCTGAGTACGAAGCATTCGAGGCAGGAGTTCAAGCAGAACGCCTAAGACTGCGGAAAATTTTAGAGAAATACCACACTACATTTGGCACGGGAGATATTCAAACCTCTGCTACAAAAATGGAGATTCGCTACATCTACGATTACATCAATGAAGCTAGATCTCTAAAGTAGAATGAGCAATAGAAAAGTACAAATCCCGCCTAGATGGAGGGATTATGGTAGCAACAATAATGGTCCAACTTTCTCTGGTGATCTAGCTGATGCTGTCTTTTCTAAGAAACTACTAAAAACAACACTACCTCATGGGTGGGCTGCAGATGATGTAAAGCCTAAATATGACCCATATAACGAGTACACGTTAAATTCTTACAACTGTAGAGGCCCAGAGTTTTCATCTGGCGTAGATTTTATTTTTGCTGGGTGCTCTCAGACTTTCGGTATTGGTGTGCCAGATGACGGTGTTTGGCCTAAGTTTGTGGCAGATGCGCTCAATGGTACATATGTAAATCTATCTATGCTTGGTGCTGGTATGGAGTGGATAACTGATTCTATATATCGATACGTGCACACTTTTGGTAAGCCAAATCGTGGGATTATGGTCCTAGCTCCTGACTACCATCGAGTAGATGTTTTAGTGGATAACGAGATAAATAAGTGCTCGCGTCATGGGATTACTGATTATCTTCCCCAGTATTATGATGAGTCAAATCTAGACTTCAGGATGGTTACTTGTCATCTAGAAAATAGTGACCCCGTGGCTTTTATAAAAAGACCATTCCCTGTTGATAACACCATGATCGAAGCTGAGGCAATACGCAGATCGATCAAAGCAATTAAAGATTTAGAGATATTCTGTGACCAAGCTGAGATTCCTTTAATTTGGTCAACTTGGTATGAGGGTTTAGATGAGCTAGCAAACACTATTCCTGATGCTTATAAGTTCAGTAGTTATATCCCCACCAATATAGAAGACTGGAGATCTAACATAGATGGTGAAACTGATGAAGAGAGGGTTGCTGACTATATTGCCGATGAGTTTGGTAATCCGACATACTGTCACTTTGATTTAGCGGACCACTACGGACTAGGGTTCCATAGAGGTACTGATAGATTTAAATTTGAAGACGGTCAGCAATCCCACATGGGTGTACATAGACATATCCACGTTGCTTCGGCTTTTACTCAGCAAGCAGTTAAGTTGGGCATCTAATGTCTGATAACTCAAACCTGGTCTCCATAATAAATAAAGCCAACGGTAACACCATCAAATTTTCTGGTGAGTATGGTGATTACGTCTTTAAGAAGACTTGTATGCCTATGCCTCTATTTATGGAAGCTACTGTAGATAACTCTGAGCTACTTCTAGAAGATGGCCTTAAATATAATCTAAATAATTATAGATTTAGAGGGCCAGACTATAAATCTGATGTCGAGATATTAACTGCTGGGTGCTCGTTCACGTATGGAATAGGCGTGCAGTTAGAAGGCACTTGGCCAGATCTTCTAGCAACTAAAACTGATCAGACTTACGCAAATATATCTATGCCTGGAGCTGGAATCCCTTGGATTGTAGATTCTATCTTCAGATACATCGAGACATTCGGGGCACCTAGATCTGGAATAGTGGCACTAATGCCAGATATAACTAGAGCTGACATCATAATTGACTACTCTAATTTAATCTCTGAAGACTTCAGCCCTAGAGATTTTGTTCCGCAATACCATGACTCCGAGTATGGGGATAAGAACTCTGTAATATCCATACATAATCAAGGGTTCTCTGCGGCTCGCTATTCTAAGAAACCATATCTGGTAGAAGATACGTACCTACTAGAAGAAGCCGTGAGAAGATCTATCTCCAAACTTCGAGAGTTGGAACGATATTGTCAAGCCGCTTCTATCCCTTTAGTTTGGGGGTCTTGGTCTGATGCCACAATTCTACTGGTCAGACAGTTAGTCAATGATGACCAAATGTTCTTAAACTTCCATGAGATGGACGACGCACTGGCTTCGTGGAAATCGCATAGGCATGAGCTAGATGACCCTGAAGGCATAATTGATTACAAGATAGAGCACGACCCGAGCCGTATGGATGAGTACGGGTGCTCTTATGAAAAAGCTATGATTACAAACGACTGTGTATGCTTTATTGACTGCCATTTCGATCTGGCTGACAGATACGGAGATACCTTCCACCTAGGGTTAGATAGGGTTGTAAACCCTGGCAATGCCCACTATGGTGTACATAGGTATATACATATAGCTGATAGTTTCCATGACAAAATGAAGAAAGCTGGTTTTTATGGCATATGAAGATAAATTTTCTGAGAGATTAGAAATTGACATACCAAACGAGGCTACTGAATTAGTGCTTCGAGTTCTCATGAAAGAGGGAGAGCTTAGGTTTAGAGATAAGCTAGCTAAGATGCTATCTGATGAATTAATTGAAGTTCAAAACAGTCCAGCGCCTGATGCAGATTGCACCTTTGGGGATGGAATCGGCTATGTACTACACCTACTAAAGGAGGTTGACTTCAATGACTAACGATGACAACGGAAATAACTACCACCCACCACAGCGGGATCCGCACGAGGATAGATTTAGGGATGGATTTATTGATGGATTTACTCGCGCTAGAGAGATATTTTGGCGTGATCTGATGCGTAAGGCTGGCGAGTGTCGGTTAATGTCAGAGGTAACTGATAGTGCTTCGTTGAAAGAACACTTGGCTGCACTTGAAGCTGCTTACCGAGTTTCCGCTGATTTAATTTCTAGATCTCACACGGTATATCCTGGAGCAATTCCCGCTGGTAGTGACCCTAACGATCCTCGACACACGGTTAACTTCGACAGTGATCTGTATCGATATTAGAATCTAAATATGAGTAACTCGGGCGAGGCATCAAAAAGTCTATATAGAATTGAATACTACGAACCTGAAGATAATGATACTTATACGGAATGGGTATGGCTGCAGGTTGACGAGGTTCATGAGTATAGGTCTGAATATCGCTATGTGAAAGTCAGACGAGCTACCGAGGATGAGCAATCTCTATATGAAGAAGCCTACGAGGACGGCTACAGTATTGCAGCAATCTTAGAGTTTGAATCAAAAAATGATGGAATAACTTATCGAGTTGAGCTAGACGAGAGTGGCGATCTTGCTCAGGGGCGCAAAATGTTTCAATGTCCTGTATGTAAAAAACACAGGGACTTTGAAACTGAAGTTGCTATGGCAAATGATTTTTATCTAACAACTTTAGTTGGAGAGAATCTTTGGCACATATGCTATGACTGTGCTATGATAACGATGGAAGTAGACGGGATTAATTTTGACTTTACGCAAGAGAGCGAAGCAGATAGCTAAACCCTATATTGCGCAATATAAACGAGCTCCTAGATGGGTAAAAGCAGTGACTATTGCCTGCATTGTTTGGATGCTAATACCTGATTTTTTTGACCTGATTCCTGGGTTAGCGTACCTAGATGAGCTACTAGCTGCTACGCTTATGCTTAAGCTTTTACATAAATATGGTGCATTACCTGACGAGGATAAAAAAACTCCTAAGGACCTTATTATGGAGATATTAGGAAAAGAGAATAAATAGTGGACATCGAAGAATTCAAAGAAGAAGCTAAGCCTTTTTATAGTGAGACTTTTCAAGTTCTCGTAAAAAAGCAAAGTGACTACGGCCCTCTAAACATTGCACGTGCACCTGGTGGAGCCTTAAATGGTCTACGAGTACGTATGCACGATAAGCTGTCTAGAATTAATCACTTGATTGATAACGGCGCAACTCCTGAAAATGAGAGCTTACGCGATTCCTTCTTGGACCTTGCAAACTATAGTATAATTGCAATGATGGTTCTTGATGGAAAATGGCCAAGTGAGTAGTGAAGACGAAGCTGAAAAGTTTCGACAAGAAGGCCGAGAAGAAATTCTTGAGTGGCTACTAACTAGAGAGATTATTAACTACAGTAGCTACGATAACTGCTACTTTATATTTAATAGGTTTACTGATATCCTAACTCAGTTGCCTTGGCGTAGAGCTGAAAAGTAGCAACTTCAGCTCGCTGGTAAAATTAACTAGTGGGCGAGTCTTTTACTTCATCTGACATACCTAATCTTCTTGATTGCTATGTCCACTTTGCTGCCCCTAAGTTTTGGTCTGACCCTGAGTGTGTAAATGGGCAAGTGAAGTATGTTGAATCTTCTAGGCAACCTACGGTTGTATATTTACAACCCTATGGTCTAAACTATTTAGTACGTGTTGATGTAGACTGCTATAACATAGCCGAGAAGATAGAGGAACATGAACAGCATTCGAGCCACTGAACGTCAACTTCGCAAGCTCCAGAAGCAGCGCCACATGTATGACATTCAGCAGATGATTCTCTCTAACCCTCTGCTTAAGAATCTTGGGAGTAGGGACCAGAAAACTCTACAAAAGCTAATATATAAAGCCGAAATGATTGAAGTCTTTATGCGAGATAAGCAGATTGTTCGCGTGAATGAGTCATTCGAAGACATTGTCAACAGCGTTGCAGACATGCTAGACGATGCACTTCGCCAGGACGATGAAGATGACGATAGATTCTAAAGACTACGTAAAGCTAGATAGCAGAGCTTTCCTATATAAAAAGGCTCTACGTAATCCTGAAAAACTTATAGAGTTAGCTGAATCCTCTGCATGGGAGGATAATACGATGGACGGCTACGAAGATGGACTTATCCATAGATTTGAAACTGATGTAATTTTACATAAATCAGACGAATTTGGCGGCTTAGTCATGTCAGACCTCTATACCTGCATGGAATCTTATAAAACTTTAGCCATACCTACTGAGCATCATCGCCCTATACATATGGGGGACTCTTGGACTGCTCACATATCTAAATACAATAAAGGTGGAATATCTACGTCTCACACTGATGAGGACGTTTTTGATGATGACGGGTTATGCACTGTCATTATTTATCTAAATGATGAATATGAAGGTGGTAATCTAGGGTTTGATGACCTAGGCATAGAGCTTAAACCATCGGCTGGAGACATTATTATATTCCCGTGCCACTATTGGCACTACGGAGCTGAAGTCCTTTCTGGGGAAAAATACCTATCTATATTTAGATATCAATTTACTTGACAAACGCTTTCATATAGGATAGATTTATCTCACAGGAGATGAAAGGATCCCTAAATGAAGAAAGTAATTGCTGCCCTTGCAGCTGTTCCAATGATTATTGGCCTTGCTGGTCCAGCAAACGCCGCTACTGGCACTCAGGCTGTGTCCGATGTAAGTGCCTACTACCGAGTTGATCTTGGCTACATGGTTGGCTGGAAGACTCCTGCAGAACGAACTGGCATCACTGGCTATGTTGTAACTGCAACTCCTGGCGGTCAGACCTGTACTGTAAGCGGATCGCTAGCCAAGTCATGCACCTTTACAACTAGAGCTCTTGGCTATGTCAACGCTTACACCTTTACTGTGTCAACTAAGAAGGGTGCTGCAATTGCATCTATATCTGACGCATCTAATGTTGTATCAGCTAAGTCGATTGCTCAGGCTCCAATGGCTTTAACCTCTAAGGCTGTATCACCTACTCAGATCGATGTTGCTTGGGTCCCTAACGCTAATACTGGCGGTGCTCCACTGTACGGTTATAAGCTGACTTACTGGAAGTCTGACACCAAAGGTTCGCCCATCAATGCAACTAAGGTGGAGACCCTAACTTCAGATACGACTGCAACACTGGCTGTTGAGTCTGGATTTATGTACATCATTAACGTTGCTTCATGTAACGCTTACGGATGCAGTTCGGCTGACTACTGGTCTTATGCAAATACTGGTGCAACTAACGTAGTACTTCCACGAGTTATTAGTGGTGGCTCTGCTTCAACAACTTGCTTTGATAGCATCTACGATGCAAACACTGGAGAAACTGAGATTGGCACTTGCGGTACTGTAACTGCTAACCCAGATAATTACCCTGTAATTGACCCTAGTGCAACTAGTTTGAATATCAACTTGGCAACTAAGTTTGCTCAGCGTGCAACGCTATCGCTTGGACGCACCTACTCACTTAAGACTTGGGGCCCAATCGGCATCAGCTGGTTTGCGTATCTAGGTGCAACTAGCAAATCAGTGACTCTTGGATTTGAAGGGACTCCTGTAGTGTCTTCGACTACTCCTGTGGTATGTGAGGTTGCTGGTCCGAAGATTGTATTAAAGTCTGTGGGTACCTGTACGATTAACGCATACGTTATGTCTAACGGTGTGTTTGAGCAGAGTAACACTGTAATCTCGAATATCTCTGTAACTAACTAAATGACAAAAAGATAAAAGAAAGCCCCCTGTGATTAGCAGGGGGTTTCTCTTTACCTTGTCGGGATTAGTCTAGGAAAGCCCAGGTCTTAGGTCCGACAATGCCGTCGACTAGAAGACCGTGCTTTTTCTGTAGTGCTTCAACTGCTACGTGGGTCTTGTCTCCGAAGTCTCCATCAACCTTAAGGTTTAGCTGCTGCTGGATGAACTTAACAGCATCTCCAGTTGAGCCACGCTTAATGTAGTGTCCAGGGTATCCTGGATTCTTAATAGCTACAGCAATCTCTGCTGTCTTAGGCGCTGGAGCAGCAGGTGCCGCTGTCTTCTTTGCAGCCAACTCTGCATCAACCTTTGCTGCCTGAGCCTCGTTGTGCTCTGGTGCCTCTGCTACTGGGTCATCCTCGGTAGCAACAACGGCTGCTGAAGCAATAGCCTTTTCCTTGGCAATAAGAGCTTTAAAGAAGCCGATTGGCTCGATGTAGTTCTTACCGTTTGCATCCCAGATGTGCTGCTTGCCTAGGCGAAGCTCCCAGTGTAGGTGCTTACCAGTTGACATACCAGTGGTGCCCATCTTGCCGAGCATCTGTCCAGCTTCAACCTTCTGGCCCTTCTTGACTTTGATCGAGCCGTCCTTCATGTGTGCGTACAAGGTGGTGTAGAACTTACCGTCAATCTTGTGAAGAAGGATGACGTAGTTACCGAAGCCACCACCAGGAGCAGTTGACTTCTTGGCCTCTAGGACCTTGCCGTCATATGGGGCCTCGATGATGCATGGCTCGTGTGGAGACCAGATGTCGGTTCCGTTGTGATGCTTTTTCTGCTTGGTAACTGGGTGGATACGCATACCCATGAGGCTGGTAGCCTTAAAGTCTTTGCCAAGCTTTCCATCAATTGGATACTGTGCTTTTGCCATTATGATTCCTTGTTGTTAGGGTTACTTCAATTTTACTAGCCGTATTTATGGGCTAGTTTTTCTTTAGCTATCTGAGAGCACCTTGCATTTATATATGCTCGTTGATATCTCTGGAAGTCGTCACGTCTCTGTTGGTACTCGATGACCCTTGGAAACTGATTATTTCTGTTTCGTACTGGACGTTTCGAGTAGTGTAAACGTGCTGACTCGAATGCCTCTTTTCGTAGGGCTGACGTCTCTGCCTGGAAGAAATAAACCAGGTACCAGAAAAGGCGGATTGGTCCTCTCATGGGACAATTTTACCGCAGCTTTATGTGGCCTAGTCTAGCCAGGACCTGTTGGCAAGAGTCCAATCAACTGTACGTTTTAGAGCTTCTTTAAATTGAAGTGGCGGCACCCAGCCCCAGTCTTGTAGGGTGCCCCTCTCTAGTCCGTATCTGAGGTCGTGACCTGGTCTCTTACCTTCAACATCTTGGTACTCTATCCAGTCACCTTCTAGCCCCATCGCGTCTGCAATTAGCTGAGCCATCTCGTCGTTAGCGACTTCTGCCTCCCCAACAACGTGGAATCGCTGAGGCCTAGCGGCTCCTTGAGATCTTTTATATGGGTAATTCTCAATGTTATTGATTATGAATAGGAGAGCATCAGCGTGGTTGAATGCGTGCAAATAGAATCGGCTACCTGCAACCCATGAATCACCTACACGTCTAGCGTGCACTTGAATCTTTTCTCCGTTGAGGAACTTCTTGATTGTCTTTGGCACAAACTTTTCTGGGTCTTGGCGCTCGCCAATGTTGTTCATAGTATTTGTAATAACTACTGGTACGTCATAGCTTCTCCAGTATGAGATAGCAATTGCTTCCTGAGCCGCTTTACTCGCCGAGTAGGGGTTAGACGGCATAATCGCATCGTACTCTGGGTGAGCTGTTCCGTTAACTGCTGGCCCGTAAACTTCATCAGTACTGATCTGCACAAACAGCTTTAAGTCTGGGAGGGTTCGCGCATAGTCCAACATGGTAGTGACAAGCATCACGTTATTTTCGATGAAGTGTCTAGGCTCTTCCAGGCTTCTATCTACGTGAGACTCTGAGGCCATGTTGATAATTACATCAATATGACCTATTTTGTTGGATGTGATTCGATCAATCGGTGCCACTATATCGTGCGAAATCACTGTAACTCGATCACGGTGCTCTGGGTAGAGGTCTAGCACCTCTCTGAGCCTCGCGCTCATTCCCTTATGTCTAAAGCTCTCTAGGCACACTATCTCCCATGATGTGTTCTTTAGGAAGTGCTCTAAGGTGTGGTGGCCTATAAAGCCTCCAGCGCCTGTGAGTAGAATACGAGTCATGATAGAATCCTAACATGAAAACAGCCATAGTCACTATATTCGATGAAGGGTACTTAGAGCATGCGGCTGTATTCCTAAGCTCGTTGTCAGATAACTACCACTACCACGAAGAGCTTGACGTTGTGTGTATGGTCCCTGATGGGACTGATGAGGTGTTTGACCGACTATCTAAGTTGCTCGACCTGGACCCTAGGGTAAACGTATACTTTAAATCTATAGACGTGGCTAAGTTTCCTTGGATAGCTTCGGCTGTCTCCGACCACTGGGGAACTGCGACTACCTGGTTCAGATTATTCTTAGGTCAGCTGCTACCAGAATACGATAAAGCTATCTATTTTGATGTGGACATGCTGGTAGTGGACAACATCCAGCCAATACTTGACCACCCTATGCACAATAAATTTATGGCTGTGATGGACCCTGTTGGTGTTGAATACATCTACCAAAGGTCAAGAGGTGCAATATCTTATTTGACGGATGGAATGTTTGTAGCTGACTTGAATTGGTGGAGAGATTCCAACATAGAGTCAACTTTTATTGAATACATAGAAGAGAATGGCATAGATATACTGCTTGAAGAGCATGTCTTAAATGCTTGCATAAAACCATATTGGCACCCTCTGCCTTTTACTTTTAACTTTTATATGTTTAAGCGAGACAAATTTGGGGTACCTGACTTTGATGACTCAGACATGAAACTCCACTATAAACATGCAATCGTCTTCCACTTTGCTGGTAAAGCAAAGCCCTGGAATTTTAAGGAACTTATTGGTAAGGAAGACATATCTGCACTAGGCAGTAAGTGGCGAAATATAAAAGATAATCTAGGTCCTTGACATAATATTATTTATTGCTAGTATTTATGTATGACTTCAATAGACATAATAAAAGGTGACATCACCGAGCTAGCTGTAGACGCTATCGTAAACGCCGCTAATACTGACCTACTTGGTGGTGGCGGAGTAGACGGTGCTATTAGACGTGCTGGTGGTCCAAGGCTGTCCGAGGATGCTCGTGTGTTTGCGCCACTATATGTTGCGCACGCCGCTATTACCAACGGCTATGACTTACCAGCTAAGAAAGTTATCTGGACTGTAGGTCCGCAATGGAACGGTGGCAGCTCTGGCGAGTTTATTTCACTAGCTGAGACATATAAGAACTGTCTTCGAATGGCTGAAAGATTCGATCTGACTAGTATTGCATTCCCTGCAATCAGTGCTGGTGTCTACGGGTTCCCGCTGGATAAAGCAACCAAGGTCGCTATCGAGGCTGTGCTAGAGGAATCGCTAGAATGTCGAAGTGTGCAGGAAGTT